CCTTTATCAGGGTGTGTTTCTTTTACTAATTTTCTATAAACTTTCTTAATTTCATCTTGAGAGGCTTTCTCATCCACCCCCAAAATTTGATAAAAATTTTCTTGACTCATTTACTTATCTATATACTATTTTTATTTTGTTATGATAATTAATCGTAATGAACGATACTTACCAAATTATCCTATTTAAGAATAAAGTAAAAAAGAAAATAATCAATAAGTTTAAGACTCATAAACGTGCGTTTGAATATTACAAAAACCTTATGAATGAAAGTGATGAGGTTATATTCAATAAAGAAATGGAAAATGGTTCGGAATGTGAGTTTGAGATTGGTCTAGTTGAGAGGACTTCAGGGACATTATTACCGTTATTTATGAAGGATTATTACGGTAGACAAATTAAAGTAAAATTAGATGATACTGATTTCACAATGACTCATATTAACAAATACAACATTGAGGAGTTATTTGTAGACTATTCAATGAATGAAAAGATTGATACTAAAGTCTTTATCAAAAAATACCTTGGGTCTGTAGGACTTAAACTAATCTCAAAGTTAAATAATAAAATTGTGGTTCAAAATGATGACACATTTAATTTATTCACATTTAAAACAATTGATGAATCTGAAAGGTTCATTAATACCTTAACCGAAAAATTTAACAATGAAAAACGAAAAGACTGTTTAATGGTTAAGGACAACTCAACCGCCCAACGAAAATATCTTTATGATTTATTAGTTAAAAAGGGGTTTCCGAAATCTTATCTTCAGAGACATTCAACAACTCATCCTGTAAAAAAATAAATTCAACCCCTGAGATATCAATTTTAAATTGTGTTGTGTTTTGACTAAAATCATTAACTTGCATTTTAATAAAATTAAAATCTTCTTTATTTAAGGAAAAAACAACAACTGATTTTGCGTTTGGTAGTATTTCTGCAAGTCCTTCGGACAACATTGCGAATTTTTGTATTACCCCATTAACACCTTCTTTAGTCTTGTCCATAAATTTAATTTTTCTTTTTTAGGAATAATATCCTCTTTTTTATATTTTTTGAGTTCGTTGATTAAAGATAACTTACTTTTTTCAAGTTCTATTTTATCTTTAAATCTCTCCGTCTCCAACCACTCCAGTTGTTGTTCTGATTTCTTCTTCATTGTCAATTAATTCTATTTTACCTGTTTTAATGTCAAATTCTAAATTTTTTAAATTAGACAAATTTTGTTTTTCAAAAATCATCTTTAACTCGTTAACTTTTGTTTCAAAAAGTCGTTCTTTCTCCTCCCTATCAAGATTATACTTGATAATACTTTGGATGTTTGATGATATTGTCTCAATATCATTTTCTGTTATTTCACAAACAAATGAAAATAATCTTTCATTTTGAACTGATGAGGTTTGTTCCATAACCTTTTCTTCGTTTACAAACTTCTTAGGTAGTTTCCATGAAGTAGGGAAACTAATATCAAAACTAAGGTAAGTTTTAATCTTCCTAACTGATTGTAGATAAGGGAATAATGTTGAAAATTCTTTATATAAGCTCATGATTAATGTCGTATTAAATAAGTTAAACAATAGGTGACTGATAGACCTAAGAAGATAAGTTCCCTACCACTTAACACCAACTTAGTTGGGGGTGTTAGTGATAGGGCTCTTATAAAGCGAAAGACCATTCTTATCACGGTCAATACCGAAAATATAAATACAAATAAAAATATAGTATCTAAATTATTCATTCTCAGCACCTTTTTTTTCTTCCAAAATTTCTTTTCTCAAAGTTTGTAGTAAGTCTTTTAAAACTTGTGCAGATTTTCTTGCTCTAGTCCCAGCACTTTTATTCCCTTTGAAAAATTTTGTCGCATCAACTGATAATTCCTCGGTCAATGTTTTGATTTGTTCTAAAGTTTCCATTGTTGTTTAGTTTATTTTTTTTATTACTTAAAAGTTAATTTTATTTACCCTATAGTAAACACTACAGGGATTTTTTATATGTTCATATGTTTGTCCAATATTTTATATATTGTTGAAATCATATCTAAATCCGATTTTGTAAATGGTTTTTTAACATCAAACAGGTCGTTAAAAAAACCCGAAATAGACTTTCTAACCTTCTCATCTTTTTGATTGTAAAATATCTCATCAAAGAATGATTTAAAGTAGTCGTAGTGTTCACCTTTGTTGTTAAAAGTCAACCCTTCTTTCTTAAAGTTATCTACGATTTTATTCCAACACCATTCAAAGTGTTTCTCATTATCCTCTTCAGATAATGTAATTTTAGTCTCATTAGATTGAGGTTGTTCACCAAGATAGGTATCAACTATCAGAATGTTTAGTGAGTGACTAAAATCAGAATATAACTCCATTTTTTCAGGAATTATATTATTACTCCTGAACCAAACGTCTACGTCTTCAGGGGTTAATGGTTTTGTTATATAATTAAAAAAATTCTCCATAAGAAAGGTCTTATGGAGAAAATATAATAACTATTATTTAAATGTATATTACTGAGTCTTTCTATCGTATGAAATTAATGATTTCATTATTTCAAACTCCTCTTTCAATTTACTTTTACTAACCTTTTTACTTTTTTTAGGTGTTTCACCATATACAGGAGAAGGTACTCTTCCGTATGATTCATCTTTCCATTTTGCTAATTGGTCGTTTTCAAAATATTCTGAGAATTTATCATTAACACCTGTATCTTCAGCGTTTGCCCATTTTGGATTATTACCATTATCGGAACTACCTTTTATTTGTTTTTCAATAGTCTCTTTCTTTGGGTGACCACCATTATCATAGTCAGGGATATTTAATCCTCCAACTTCCCTGTTGAAGTCCGTACCTTCTTCGTCAATTTCGTAAGCTTTTTTAGCCATTTTAGCCAATTGACCATTACCTTTTGGAAAATGTTTAGGGTTTGTTTCATACTCACCTTTAGAACCATCTTTTAAATAATCTTTCATCTTTTTAGCAACTGACTTAATATAGTCATCGTTTTCTTTTTTAGAACCTTTAACCGCTTTTTCGTAAGCCGCCAATCCTTTAGGTCTTTCAGTTGTTTTGATATTTGATTTAACTTTATTTTCTTCTTTTTGTTCTAAAACAATTTTTTCAATTAAATCAATAATTTCAGATTCAGTAAGTTTAACAGATTCTTTAACATGGAATTTTTTACCATCAACATTAAATTTGTCTTTATGACGTTTTTTAGCATTTGCAAGTGCTCCTGTAAATGCGTTACCCTCGTCAACTTCGCTATTATGATTGTAGTATGATTGACATTCAGGTGTGTCCATATTATGATGATGAGAACAAAATTCTTCTAAATCAAATTCTGGCATATTATTCATACCCATTTCCATGTCTTGTCTAGACATCGGCATATTTTCTTTATCAAATCTTCCTCCTTTGGAGGTTACATATCTACTTTCACCCATTTCTCTATTATTTTTCCCTCTTAACATTTTAAAATCTTCAGCATCAATCTTACCATTTTTATTTCTATCAATTTTAGATTGATTACCTCTTAATCTTTCATTCATTGAGATTGGTCTACGAGATAAGTCTTTAACTGCCGATTTACCTAAACATTTTTCAGTATATCTTTCATCGTCAGGCCCAAACATTTTTTTCTGATATTTACAGAATTCTTTATTCTCTTCTTCTTCCTCAGTTTCATCATCTTCAAATTCTAAAGTATCATCTTCTTCATCAACATAATCAAAATCACCATTAATATCTTCTTCATCATGAATTCCTTCTTCCATATAAGATGCTCCACATTCCATACATTCACCTTCGTAGATTCCTCCACCACATTCACAAACTTCTGAACTTTCATACATGTCAGATTTTCCACATTCCATACAATCGTCTTCGTCAATTTCTTCAAAATCGTCATCACTCATATTTTTGTAAACTTCTAAAGTATCATCGTCTGTCATATTTGTCAAATCAATAGTTTCTTCATCATCGTGACCATTCATAGGTTGACTCATTAAATCGGCGATTTCATCATCGGTCATTGTTGATAAATTAAGTTTACCAAATCTAGGATGTCCATCATCCATTCCTCCTAATTCATTGACGTTAGTTTTGATTTTAGAAACTAAACTATCGGCTCTTTTTTCTAATGTTTCGTTGATTACTCTCTGAACAAGATTATCAATATATGTACTATTAATTTTTTTCATCTTTGTTTTTATTTAATAAATATCTTAAAGTTTTTATTTGGTTTTATAATATTCGTAAGAAAGGATAGACTTAATAACATTTTCACTAATACCGTGTTTCTCACTAATTTTTTTACTAACCTTTTTAAAGGTATCATCTTCAAAAATATTTAATGCTTTGATATCTCCTTGATTACAGTATGGGAATTTTTTACATTTCTTTTTGACTTGTACAAAACTACCTCCAGGGATTTGAGTCTTTGATTTTCCTCTCCAATCTTTTTTATTGGTTGATTTAGCCCAAGCTGCGGTTGTAAGATAAGAACCTGCAGAAGACGCTCCTGTTGCTTCTTTAGTTTCAACTTTTTTAACTTTACCTTGACAATGTGCTTTTTGAGAAAATCCTTTAGGATTATTACAGTCAATACTTTTTTTATATTTTTCAGACCATTTTTCTTTAACCTCTTCACTTTCTTTGATAGGAACGCAATTAGGAACTTGTTTACCATTCTTATCTTTCATCCCTTCTTGTTTATAACCTTTCCAACATGATTCATTCATAGTCTTTATTGGTTTCGGTGATTCATCTGAAAACATTGTTAACTTTGGTGCCTTGAAAGATGTTTGTTTCATTTCCCCCATTTCTTTTTTAGTTACTGAAAAAAGTCCTTCAACTGCTCCCGCACTACCTGACCCTGTAACTTCTTTAGTTTCCGTTTTTTTCACTTTCTTTTTTTTGTTTTCACCCAAACTATTTAAAAACCCGTTTTGACCCATCATTTGTTCAATACCTCCACCACCTGTTTTACCAAACTCAGTAGACATTTTAGATTTTAAATCTGCGGTTAAATTTTCGTTGATTCTCATATTAAGCGTTCTTTATTCTTGGCATCCAATAACTTCTTTGAGTCCACATGAATTGATAAAACTCACTAAAAGACCTAACGACAATATCTTTAACGTCACTTTCAAGTTTACCTCTTCTGATTTCTCTTGATAGTGTATCAATTAATTTATCCTCATATTGTCTCATAGTTGTTGACCCAATGAAATCTTTAATTTCTTTACGAATCATTGTCTCAATCTGTTTCTTATCAGTGTCGGTTAAGGCCATGTTATTTTTTTAATTTAATTTTCCAATAAATACCCCCTTGGATTGATAATGATTTAGCATTGCTATAACCAACTCCTAAAGAATACACTTTATCTTTTTTATCTTTTAATAATAGGGATGGTCCAACAAAGTTAACTATGTTAACCTTATCAAATCCTGCAACACCACCAATGTACATTTGAATTTTTGGTGCTGGTTCAAGATAAATAGTTTCCGTAATTGTTGTTTGATTGATGAATGACTTAAACTTTCTATTCAAGATTCTATTCTTAAATATTGTGTCATTTACCGCAATATACCCTAATCCATCATCAAGTATAAGTGTATCTTTATATGGATACTTAGTGTAATAGTCTTTTAAGATTGATGCGGTATCAACATTTGCAGGAATATTAACATAAACAGGTACATCAACAAAAATTGTTTCCCCTTTCTTATATACAGTTTGAGTCACAGGTTTAATTATTGTATCAATTGTATGTTTGATAATGGTGTATTTTTTACCATCAATTTTAATTTCTTTACCTTTATTTCCACCACCATCAGATGAACAAGCTCTCATTAAAAGGATTACAATAATTAATCCTAGTATTAATAAAGTTTTTAAGTCTAATTTTTTTAAAATGTTAATCATTCGTCAGTTTTTTTTGTTTTCTTTCTTGATGCTAATATTTTAGCCCATTTTGATTTAAATTTTTCGTAATATGATTTTAATTTAGTAACAAATTCAATAAATTTATCATCCATCTTCATCATATCTCCGTTAACATAAATACCATTTTCTTCTCCGATTGAGTAAATAAATTCAACATCAAAATCAATAATTTTACCCGACCATTCAACATTGTTTGGATAAACATTCAATTTATTAAAGTCTACCAAGTCAGAAACCTCCGCGACAAATTCGTCCATCGTTTCTTGGAATGCAATTTTCTCATCAGTAGTTAATTCTAATTCAGTTTGGTCTTTACCATGAAGAACTAAAATTCCTCCTGAAATTCTATAGGCTTGAGTTAAATCTTTACCTGATTGTTCTTCTTCATCATCACTAATCGCAGTCTCAATTTCTTTACCGACATTCATCTTTGTAGTAATATCACCAGATGTCATATTAACATTTTGTTCGGTTAAGATACCATATTGTTTTTTAATACTTAATGATTCCTGTAATGAATTAGGTTTTGAAAGCATCGTTCTTGAAGCTTTCAAAAGATTTTTTATTTCATCATGTGAGTTGTTCATCGTCTATTTTTTTTATAAAATTTTCAAAGTTGAAAGATGGGTTTACCTCGGTAAAGTTGGAATCAAAATTACTTTTGGTTACTACTCCTTCAAATTTTTCTATACCATTTATTCGTGTATTGTGTCCAATAATATTGTTTTTTATTCCCATTTCTTTAAACAACATCTTACATAATAAAACTGTAGAATCTATTTGTTTTTCAGTGTACGGGTCCCAAAAAAAATAATCTCTCCATTTTCTTTCAAACACTTTACCTTTATAAATATCACCAATCCAGTTAACGTAATAATCTTTTAGTGGTTCTTTTTGAACCCACCCTAAATTTTCTAATACAATGTTAATTGAATTCCTATTTATATTGAGGTCTTTAAAGAAATTACTGTGTTCAGTATTGGAAAGTAATTGTAATATTTTACCTTCTTTAGTAATAACATAATTGGGAATTCTTAAAAATTTCCCGTTATACCTATATTTTAATGATTGTAAATAATTCTCAACATTCCTTGATGAATGTGATAATATGATTTGAGATTTTTTCTTTTGTTTACCTAATGGTTTGAAGTCTCCGTATTGTATTATATCTACCATTTAACATGACTTAAAGTTTTATTAGGTTAAATTGGTTTTGAATATGTTAACCTTCTAATACCATCAGTAGTAGTTGTGGTAGTTGTTGATACCCAATCGTCTTGGATGTCAAGGTACTTCACCTCATCATTGGTATATTCTTCATCTAAATTTTCTTCAGATTTAGATATTTCTTCAACTTGGTCAGTCGTTTGGTCGGTAGTTAATTCTTCAACAATGTCCTCCAACAGTTCTTTAGTGGTATCGGGTTTACGGTCCTCATACTTGATAAAGAAGTGTAATGAGGTTAATGAGATAATAGGAAGTAAACCACCTTCTAAGAAAGCCAACCATCGTTTAAGTGAAATCACGTCAGTGGTATCAGTTCCCATCATTTCCCATAATGGGGATGTTAACTCAACCCATGATTTGAATAGGTCACCGTTAGCATCAATTTCTTTAAAGGAAAAGAAAATATTACCAATCATTTGGATTAAAGTTACAAGTCCAAACATAAACCAAACCCCACCTTTAATTTTGTTTGTCGCCGCGACCAATGCGGTCATCGCACCAACTTCAATAGCAATTGACAGGTATACCGCCCAACTAAATGGGTTTGCAATGTCGTACCAACTCACAACGTGTGAAATAGAGATTCCAGCAACTAAAAGTATAGGTACTAAAAACATGGTTCTGTTTGGGTTTAATTTAACCCATTCCCAAATTCTTTTCATTATTCTAATTCTTTAAGTTTTTGTTTAACAATCTTATGTAATTCCATTAATTGTTCTCCTCTATTTTTAGAAGAAATGTAATTATCATATTCTGTATGGACTTTAATTTTTTCAAGTCTAATTACTTCCGATATGTTATTAATAGTATCTTTTTGACCGTTTACAACAGATGTTAAACTATCAATAACCTCAGTTTGTTTGATATTTGATTTTTCTAATTTTCTAACATCACCTGATTTAGAACATGAGCGAAAAAAGAAAATAACCAATAAGGTAGTCAAGATGTGTAACTTGTACTTTTTAACAAATTCAATAATTTTTTTCATAATATTTTTCTATAAAAGTAAAAAACCTTCTATCATAATAAATAGAAGGTTTTCTCTTTTTTACATATAGTCAAATAATATTGAGCTATCGTTTCGTAATTTCCTAAGGGCTTTCTCCTTAATTTGTCTAACCCTTTCCTTGGTCAGACTAAAGTCACCACCAATATCTTCTAAGGTTCTTGGTGACCCTGAGATACCAAAGTAATCTTCAATAATTACTTTTTCTCTTTCATCTAAGGATGTTAGTAACCCCATTAGTTTAACTTTTAATAGGTCTTTACTATTGAATACTTCATCAGGCATATCCGCATCTTCGTTCTTGATAATATCAAACAAGGTATCTCCCTCTTCATTAATATTCATATCAAGGTCAATCATTGACGGTAGGTTTTGGAATTTATCACTTAATGTTCCACCGTTAGATTCTATCTCACGTTTTGCTCTATGTAAATCTTGAACAACGTTTACAGGTAGTCGGATGGTTCTTGCGTTATCATTAAGAGATTGTAGGATTGATTGTTTAACCCACCACACCGCATAAGAAATAAAACGTAGGTCTTTATTCCAATCAAAGTTTTTAATTGCTTTCATCAAACCAAAATTACCTTCGGCAATAAGGTCAGGGAAATCTAATCCTTGATTCTGATACTGTTTTGCAACAGTGATGACAAATCGTAAATTACCCTCAAGTAATTCTTTATGGACTTTTTCTCTTTCTGAATCAGTAATAGTACCTGACTTCATTAACTGAGCGAGTTCTTTCTCACGTTCAGGTGTCATTACTTTTATCCTACGGATATCTTTTAGATAGTGTTGAATTTCTTCTTGGTTAATCGGGATTCCCGTATTTTTTTCTCTCATAATTATTTTTTAGAATATTCGTTAAGTAAAGTTAGTTCTTTTTTAGTTAGTGATTCATAACCACAATCAAGTATTTTATCCAAAAGTTCGTCAACAGTTTTAACTTTAGGTTTTGATTTCAGTTGTTTAATCTCATCAACGTCTTCATCTTCAATATCTTGAACTAAAGAATCAAGTTCTTTTTCAAGGTCACCGAATATCAATTTTTGGACCTCAACCTGTTCCTCAAGGGTATTTTCAACAATATCAGACCTTTTGTCACTATCAAATAGATATTTTTCAATATTTCTATCTAACCAATATGACATTTTGTCAGGTTCATAAGGAGAAAGGAAATAAACAATCCCTGACGCCCCCAATGTATCTAAAAAAAAATCTTTAACATTTCCTATAGTTTCTTTGGTATTGAATGTTAATACTGCCGATTCATCTCCGTAATAAAATTTAATATCTGATGTGTCTATAACTCCAACAATCTCCTCCGCCAATATCTTAACAAAAGATTCTTGGTTTTTATGTTTCGCAAATACGAATAACAAATACTTCATATGGTTATTTTCTATTCTACAAATATATAAAACTTTCTTGGACCTACCAAATTATTGTGTCACAAAACTAATATTATCGTCTTTCCTAATCTTAATAACATTGTCCGCCCAATTTGTTACCAAAGGATTGTGAGTGATAACAAATATCTTCTCAAAATATTCTTTAATCTTAATGAAGAATTCTGAAACCATATCTAAGTTGTCGTTAGATATTTTACCAAACACCTCATCAAAGACGATGATATTTGGTTTTGGTAAAGAACATATTTTACTTAGTACCGCTCTTAATGCTAGCGATGCGATAGTTCTTTCATATCCTGACCCCGAAGCCATCAACTTTTCAATCTGAGTATTATTATCAATCATTAAGAATTCAACCTCGTTCTTATCGTTAATTCTAACTTCTAATCTGAAGTGACAACTATCTTCCAATAATCTTTGTAGTTCCGAGTTAATCAGTGGCATCATAGTTTTCATAATCATTTTAGAGATTCCGTTTTTACCGTAGATTTCCAAATAGATTTTATAAATTTTCTCTCTTTCTGATTCTTCACCAATCTTAACAATAATCTTTAGATTTTGTTCTATTTTTTCTTCATACGACTTAATCTGATATTCGTTACCGTCAATCTTTCTAACAATATTATTTTTCTCAGCTTCAAGTTCATCCAATCTTAATCCCGCCTTGATTAATTGAGTTTCAATCTTTTCGTTGGAAGTGATTTTATCTTGTAACTCATTATACTTGGTGAGTTTCTCCTGATAATTTTTAATTTTCAAATCAAAACTTTCAATACTTAATTCGTATTTCTCCTTAATTAATTTGTTTTTTTCATATTCATCAAACTCTTTTTTAAGTTGGACAAATGCCAGCTCTTTGCCTGATAAATCCGTCATTAAGGTTAAAATTTGACTTTTTTGCATGATATAACCATCAAGTTCTGCAATCTTGGATTGTGTAATTGATGCCATCATCAGGTCAATACCACAATGTTCGCATTTTATCCCACCATCCACAGAACTTTTCAAATCCTCAATGGTTTTTATCTTGTGTTCAACCTCAATTTTCTTTTTAAATTCTTGATTGTAACTTTCCTTAACCTTGTCGTGTTCATCTTCATGATAGTATGATGAAGGTTCAATTACTTTGATTTCAGATAGTTGTTGTTCAACACTTTTCTTCTGAACAGTTAATGAAGTTATTTCCGAATTAACTTTGTCAGGAGATAACATACTAATCTCTTTATCAATGTCGTTATGTTTACTCTTTAAAAGACCGTCACGATACTCTTGACCTTTAATTATTCTGTCTTGAGCATCAATTAAATCTTTTTGTGATTGACTGTTTTGGTCTTTTAGTTCAACTATTTTTTCACTGTAAGTTTCATTATCTGTTTTTAGTTTCTCACTACTATAGATGTTAGACATCATTGATTTTGAGAACTCACTATAAATTTCTTTACCAGCATCCTCTTTCTTTTTCAGGAAATCTAATCCCATGAATCTTGACAAAACTTGTCCTCGTGCAGTTGGTTTAGAATCAATTAAGTCCTCTAAGTTAGTTGCAGTTGTTAGGATAGTCATTAAGAAATCCTCCTTGGACCCAATGGACATTTTAATGAACGATTCAGTCTCTCTTCTTTGTTCCCCTGTAAAGTTTTGTAAACTACCATCTGACAGTTTTTTAAAGAAGTCTAGTTCGGTTTTAACATTCCAATCCCCACTCTTAGCTTTTTTTCTTTCAATCTGTCTAACAATGATATAATCCTCACCATCAATTGTAACCTCACCTTTAACATGAACTTTATTCTTATCTGTGAATCGGTTGAATACTTCTTCCGCTTTAGATGTTTTAGTCGTCTCATTAAAGAATAAGAACAACAAAAGGTCAACACTTAAAACAGTTTTACCTCCGAAGTTTGGTGGGTTTGATTCAATAACTGAGATACCATCACTTTTTTCAAAATCAATCTTTTGATTCTCACCATAGGAAAGGAAATTTGAAAATTCAATGTTCTTAATAAACCATCGTTTGAATGGACTTACTTCACTATCATTTAAAAGTAATTTATTATCCACTATCCCATCAAGATGAATTATTTCATCAAATAACTTATCTTGTGATTTAGACACCAAATAGGTTTTAACTAATTCAGATTGGTAATTCTTATCTAAGATATTGAATGAAATATCTACTGTGTGTGTTACCTCATCACTTGATTTGGTTTTGGTGATAACATTCACATTCGTAGTATTGTATTTCTTTTGGAAATAATGTCTAACACTCTTAATCTTTTCTTGTGTGAAGTTTTCCGCATAGTCTTCCCATACCACTTGTAAGTATGGGTTGTCTAACGTTGCAAACTCTAATTCTTTACTCATTCTTTTGTAATTATATTCTATAGGAGGATTGAATAAATCCATTTTATTTTTCTAATTCAGAAACCTCGTCTTCAATTGGTTTAACATCTTCTTGAATTGGTTCCTCGTTAGTTAAAACGTCAACAACGTTCTCAGCATTTAACTCATCTGTTTCTGTCATGCCTGAAAATTTGTTTTGGAATTCTTGTAAACGTTGTTCCATCAGTTGCATGTACTGTTTTTCAGCTTGTTTTCTTTCAATTGTTAATTTTTCGTTTCTTTTTGTAACTCTTGCTTTGTGTGCTTTCGCACCACCACGTAATTTTGACTTTGGCATAATTGTTATTTTTTATTTGTTATTTAGTTTTAATTTTTTGTTGGTCTATTTTCTTCAAACCATTCTACCATCCCGTTAAACGCCCAAACAAATCCTGACGCTAACATCCCATCAAAGAATAGTGAAATAAAATCATTATGTCCAAAGAAAGTTTGTGATGGTGAATAAAATACCAAAGATAAGAAAAAACCTACCCATGTACTTGTACACATCATACAAGATAACAGGTCTGAGATAAATTTGAATACCCCATTAAATGGTAGATACTCTCTATTACCCATTTTATTAAACCAATTTCTCATCCCTTGGAATATGGAACCGTAAACAAGAATGTTAGTCATTCCATAAGCAATTAATAACCATACTAATATTATCATAATTTTATAAATTTTGTGATAGGTTTGACCCTTTCATATAGACCGCACCTTGATTTTTATTTATTTGTTCTAAATTTTTGATAGTCCCCTCAAGTTCCGTAATCTTACTATTTTTATCGGTAAGTTCCTTACGTAATTTATTTAATGTTTCCTGTAACATCAAGGTTCTGTCATTAGTTTTCTCAACTTCCTTAACAACCTCAACAATTTTCTCAACAGGTGGTTTGTCTAAAGCAATGTCTAAATTACGTCTAAGTTCGTCTAACTTTTCATCTTTTTTAGACGTTTCGTTTTCCAACTGTTGTATTTTTAACAACAGTTCATTTATTTGAGTATCATCAGAGACTTGGATAATTTTTTCAACAGGGACTTCCTTAATCACTTCTTGAATAACCACTCTATCAACGGGTATCTCCTTAATCACTTCAACTATTTTCTCTACCTCTTTGATAACCTCAACAGGTACTTCCACCCGTATTTCTCGTATTACCTCAATTTCCAACTGTTTTTCACCAATCCCGTCTGTTTTTAAGTCTTTTTCACCATCATTAAGTGGTTTTCCCAATAGTCCGTATTTCTCAGTATGGAATCCATTCTTAAAACATTTGTTAATGAATCCATCAATATCTAATATTTTGTTTAATAAACAATAATCGTAAATTTCTTTGGTATTCTTAATATCAATGTTATACATTTGCGAGTCTTTCTGTCCCATCTATAATATCATCAAATGATTTTAGTTTAAAAGATAGGAAAGGTTTTGAGTTTTTCAAATCAACAAATTCATACTTGTCATTTTCAACATCATAAATTCCATACCCATGTTTGTTAATCGTTTCCCCAAAGTTCTGTTGGATGGTTGACCCGACCATATAAGCTTTCTTACCACCAGGGATATTAAACACTTGTCGTTTGTGAATATCTCCACATAAAACCAAATCACAACCATCAAATTTATCAGATTCAAATCCTGTTTCAAATTTGTATCCGATGTCAGTCGTTAAACCTTGAACGGGTCCATGGAACAATCCAATCTTCAATCTATCTGTTTTTTCAATATCAGGTGGAATGTTGTGGTCCATTAATGAGTAAACAACCCAATCAATGTTTTGGTCTTCATAAACACCTCTGTTTTTCAAATAAACAATGTTCTCATCTTGTAATGAATCAATGATTGGCGTTAACGCGTCTAATCTTGACATGTTGTTCTCCAAGAAATCATGATTACCAATAATCAAAACTGTTTTAGCAATCTTAGAACATTCTGTCAATGTCCACGCAACGAACTCAATAAGTTCAGGAGTCATTTGATTTTTAGAGTGTACTAAATCACCCGTGAAGACAATTCTATCAGGAGCAATCTCTTTAAACTGATTAAACATATCAATCAGAATACCACGATAAAGTTCATGGTCTTTAAATAATCTGACATGTAAATCAGAGAAGTGTACTAGTTTTTTAATCATTACTTTTTGTTTTTCTCTTCTTCATGGTCTTGAATACTTTTTTCACATTGGGCAATCTTACTACTAATCTTTGCTTGTAATTCATCCATGGTACTTTTAGATAACCCCACATTTAAGTTTAGGTCATTGACATACTCCCATAATCTGTGCATATTGTTCTTGGTCTCTGTTTTATCCTCTATGTGAGCCTTGATTTGTAAACTATCCATTATTTTATTTTTAAATTTTAAGAGTACGCTATTTTATACATTTCACACAGACTAAAAAGCATTACTTCCGATTGTTTTTTACGCTTGTCATAAGTTTCATTTGTATCACCAACTTTTGATGTTGATTTTGCAATATCATCAGCAATACTTTTTATTTTTTCATCTACTTCTTTTTTCTGTTCTTCTTTCATTTTAAATTCTTTTTCTCTTCTTCATACTTCCTACCCCAATAACTAATTTCACTCTCTTTCAGTTGTAATTCGTCTAAAAGTAATTCATTCTGTTCTTCAAGTTCTTGAACTTGATTAACCAATGTTGTATCGGTGTTAGTTATTGTAATAACTTTAATAGGTTTAGACTTTTCAATTAAGAGCCCCATAGCGATACCTAAAATAAAAATTCCAAATATCATTAATATTTTACTTATGTTAGTCATTTAATTGTTCTTTTGAGTCAACGATTATTGGTTCACCAAATGTTCTATGTTTACCTTTTTTTATAAAATCATCAAAGTTAAATTCATCTTTAACCTCTTTCATTTTATTCTGAATTCCTTCAATGTCGGATTGTTGGATGACTGTCCAACATCTATTGGTCATGAACCCATCCAACCAAATAAAAAACTCTTTGTGGGTCATGTTTAAACTAAGTTTGTTTTATTATCTTCGTCAAATAATGCGAAATCTGGATTCACATGTCCACAGTCATCACATCGGTATGTAGGGAATGGAACTAATGTATCATCAGAACTACCCGTCATTAGTTTAGAAACTTTCTTAATTAAAACTACTTCTCTAAAATATTTTGAGGAGCATTTTTCACATTCAACAGTTGGTTGTTTTTTAAGGTTAATTTTTGGTTTTAAAATATCGTCCATTTTATTTAATTATATAATTTATTGTTAATCCGTTTGGGACAAAATCATCCCAAGTTGTGGTGTAAGTCCACGCAAGTGTTATTCTACTTTCCATGATAAAGTATAGTTCTTTTAGTTTATTTTGTCAAATATTTTGACATGTCCATATCCAATATAGTATTGATAACATCTTTAGGGACTCTGAATTCTTCATATTCACCATTTTCTTTAACTAACACAACAATACACCCGTATAATTTAAGGTGTTCGTATTTCGTACCTTTCAACATTTTAAGTAATAACTTACCATAAAATGGTAATTGGGTGAAGTAGTGACCCAAAGCATTGTTTGGGTGTTTTTGGAATGGATATTTCATTTTTTTAGTGAAATGGTTTTCCTCAAAGTTTTTTGGTTTATTTGATTTCCAATCGGTAATAACAATACCAAACTCGGTCATCTCTTTATTGAAAATTAACCATACCTTATCGGGTTGTCCTGTATATCCTAACTCAGGGTCCCCTAACACAATCTCCGTATCAAGAAGGATAGCCCCTCTCTCTATCATTAGGTCTAAGTAATTACTTCCTGCAACTACCATGGAATCTCCTTTTAATATTTGGGTAAAGTCACAGTCAAAGATTGGTTGTCTCACTTCTTTATAATCCCCAAACATTTCAATAAGTTTTTTCTCCAATATATAGTGAACTCTACTCCCCATATTTGTTGAGTAATCACCCGCGGCTTTCCATTCATCAAGTAATTGTTGTTGAACCTCAGGGTCCCCTTTAGCTTTCTTATATGAAATACCTTCACTGTCAAACTCCTCATAAAAAAGTTTCATTACTTTACTCACTGAGGGATAATCATCTTTAATCTCACCCTTTAAATCCTTCATGTAGTAAGTATGGGTATCTTCAACGAAAGTTAATTCTAATTCATCTCTCCTTTTTTGTAAAATCTCACGAATCTCTTTCGCTATTTCATTTAAATCTTCTGTCATCTAATTGTTATATAATATTCATCAATCTGTCCTTTTAAGTCACAGACATCTTTATCTTTTGGTAGTTTAACGATTTTAATCCTACCATATAAATCACCACCATTTAATTCGTGGTATGTTTTTAATCCATTTTCGTATGCGTCACCATCTAACGCAACTATAATATTTTTCTTGGCCTTATTATATAAACTTTCAAATAATAGTGAGGATAAATGTTTTCCTAACATTGGAATACTGTTGGGTAGAAAGAATCCATCAAAAACTCCTTCAACTAAATATATGTCTTTTTTCCAATCAATCAGACTCTCATTGAAGATTATTTTATCCTTCTCCGCTTCGGGGTTCTTGTATTTTGCTCTACTGTTAGGGTCCCAACTTCTAGCAATATAATAGGTCAACTCACCTTTCTTATCATATGATGGAACGATGATACGTCCACCATGACTACCCGTATCACAAAACCCAATACCATATTTTTCAATAATCTCATCTGTAATCCCTCTGTTCTTCAGATAGTTATAGGCTTGTCGTCTAATAGGATAAACGGGACTTGAGTCCTTAAAGGTTGTGAAATTTTCGGGTAACCTTAGTTTGACAACTTTTTTTTCCTTAGGTTTAAATTCCTCGGGTTGTAGAACGTTGTAAACTTTCTTTTGTTTTTTATTTCCGAACTTGTCAAATAATTTACCTAAAGGTCCGTGCATGTTGTTAACGTCACTACAGGACCAACATTTGTACACATGTGAGAAATAGTTTATCTCAAGGTTTCCCTTGTGTCTATCTTCATCACAGGCAGGACAGTCAAAGGCGATTTGACCTTTGTTTTCATAATGTTGTTTTGGGTCACCAAGAACATCAGTTAATAACTCAATTAAGATTTCGGCATCGTCAGACATGAACTAAAAATAAGAAAAATAATAATAGTAGTCAATCTTCACAAGTTTTGCTACCCTATTATATTTATTATAAAAGAATAAAATGCCAACAGACATTACGATTAACGATATTACAGGGTCAACCCCTTTTGATGTTTATTTATGCGATAATCCCATAACAACTTGTTTTTATGTGGATACCATTTCAAGTTTACCATATACATTTGAGGTTCCTTCAATTTTATCAAGCCAAACTGAATTTAATTTAAAAGTTATAGATAATAATGACTGTATAATCACTCAAACATTAATAATATCATGAGTAGTATAATTTGTTCATCATATCAGCTAAATAATAGTAGTGGAGGCCCTCAGGGACAAAGTTTTACCGATTGTAATGGTAACTCTTGTAGTATAACTGTTCAAGACAGTCAAGAATATTTCATTACCGCAGACTTACTTACTTTTGTACCAAACCCTAATTTGACTGTTGATGTTTGGGATACAAGATACATATTTTCTTTTAGTAGTTGTTGTAGTAGTGATGTTTTTTATTTATTAGGGAGTAATGATGTCTCATTTCCTTTCCAACCTTCAAGTATTGGGGTGAGTTATAGTTTTTCCGAATTTACGAACGCAGCCGATTGTATAACACCATCACTAATTTTAGGTTGTTATACATTAATGTCTATTGATGTTTATGGTAGTATTATCCCTCTTGGTAATCAAGTATACGGAGAAGTTGTTTATAAATATCCCGATTGTACAACCTGTATTATAGATTATCCTTGTTGTAACTGTTATCAAATAGATGTTGATGACATTGGTGGATGTGATATAACATATGTAGAGTGTGGTACAGGTAGTATAATAGTTATAAATTTAGAAGGTTATAACAATTCTTTATGTTCATTGGCAGAACCTACATTTGACATTAGTTGTACTGTAGTCGTCACTAATTTAGGACTTTGTTCAGAAAATCCTAATTGTGGCCCATGTTCAGACGAATATTGTATTACTAATACGGGTAATGATTATGATGATACATATACTTTAGACGGTACTTATGATGGTTACAATTTTTGGAGGAGTACTACTGGATACTATTTTATTTATTACAATACAACTGACTTACAATGGTGTTTATCAACAAGTTTAGGTGGTTTTTGTTTACTGTCAGGTAAGTCACCTTGTTTTTCAAAATGTCCTGACTTATGTGAAGAATACTTTTTTGAGGGTATTTGTCCAACAACTACCACAACAACACTTGCATGTACTACTTTTGATTTTGACGCAATATTTGATTGTTTAGTTGAGCCAACTCCTACACCAAGTGTCACACCTACTCATACTCCAACACCAACTCCTACACCAGTAATTGACCTTTGTGTTGATGTTTCAATTGACGCAACAATTAATAGTTATAGTCCAACACCTACACCAACACCTACAGTAACCCCAAGTTCAACCCCTATTGTTACAAGACCTTGTAATGTATTAGGTGACGTATCATTTACAACTGTTGATGGTCAGTTTGATTGTCCAACAAGTAAACAATTTCAAGATTGTACTAACGGTATGATGTATTATACAACAAATTCAGTTCCAACTCCTTCAGGGGATACTTTAGAAGAATTTATGGTATTTAAGGCATACATTGATGGCGTACTTAAATGTGTATCATACGTTGGGGTTAATAACAGTATAATTGGGGTTAATACTATTGATTTAATTGATGGTCCATTAGGATATTCTAATTTAGGAGGTTGTTTCTCTTGTATTGTTATTCCAAGTTCAACTCCGACTCCTACACCTACTTTAACACCAACACCAAGTGGTATTCCTTGTTATTGTTATGAATTGATAAGTGACTTAATCTGTAATTACACTTACGTGGATTGTAATGGAATTTCTCAAAATGTCACAACTTCAGATGTTATACCACAATATGTTTGTTCATTAACAACACCTATCGGAACTTCACTGAATCCTTTTACGATTACCAATCTTGGTATCTGTTCTGACGGAGTTTGCCCTCCTTTAGTTTGTAAATGTTACTCGGTATCAAACAGTGGACCTATTAAAGGTACATCAACGGGTATTAGCGTAGTTTATTATGACTGTGATAATGTTCTACAGACAATACATGTAAATAATTATTCATCAAGTCCTAAATTCTGTTCATTAACAACACCGTTTATTATATCGTCAGGAAATATAACTTCAATAACTCCTTACGGTGATTGTATTGGGGGTAATTGTCCAATAGTATAATTATGACATCTATAGAAATAACATCAATAACAGGTAGTATTACAACACCATACACAGTTTATGCTTGTGATGTGTATGGTAATAATTGTATTATTGTTGCTTCTATAGGTACAACAGTTCCTCCTTCAAATACAATAATTTTACCATATCAGTTTAATACGGCACCTGCGGTAGGTATTAAAATAATAACTATGGATGGATGTGAGAGATTTGAAACGTTTAGTTGTATTGAACTTCCTTCAAGTCCAACCCCATCAGTAACTCCAACATTGACCCCAACACCAACAATAACTCCAACACCAACAATAACTCCAACAATAACTCCAACAATAACTCCAAGTCCATCAGGAATCGCTGATACGAGATTTACATCGTATGGTTCATCATATTATATAAATGCTTTTAGTTCTCTTTCACTTTTTTCAGGACAAGCGTCATTATTAGGAGTCCCTTTTGATACTCTAACAATACAAGTAGATTGGGATGGATTAAACTCAATGACAGGGACAACGGTTATGAACTCAATAACTTTAACGGAAAGTGTAACATCAACATTTACGGTTACTTTAGATTCTTTAGGTGTTGGTGAAATTACAGGAACAACTAGTAGAGTCGGTCCAATTGTTTACGGTCAAAAAGCTATGAGATTTACAATAATTTCTTCATCAGGTGGTTATCCAATTTCACCTGTACCTTCTCTAATAAAAGCAGTCTTTTATATAGGTGCAATCCCTACATCAGGTGGTTCATGTTTACCAGGAAGTGATACTATTTATTCAAGTAGTGGTACTTCATGTTCAAGCATTATCGCCGAAAGGTCTTACACCACAACATCGTCATTTGCCGTTGGTCAAATCCTACGAGATAATACAACTCCAGTAGGAAGTCCTATTAATGGTGGAAATAATTGGATTTCTGTATGGGGTGGTGTATTACAGGACTATACTATCCCAACAAATAAATATTCATTACAGGTTGACCCAACAGGTTTAATATTAAATATTGTACCTTGTTAAAAACAAAAATATCGTCCAAAGAGACGATATTTCAGATTATCGGTTATTTAACAGATATTATTTCCAAATTCCTTCTTGGGACATGTAACCTAATACACAACAATAAGCATCTGTTTGGTCAAAGTTTTCTTTCTTAAGAGTATTGTTTCTTGTGTAAGCCCAAGTAATCTGAGGTTCTCTTTTCGCTACCAAATCCCAAATGATTTGTTTCTTATCACAGTCTTTTGGTAACCCTCCAAACAATACATATTTACCTTTATCATTTTCTCGAACTAACTCAGGGAATGCAAATTTTCTTGAATTATATGTTGATACGTAATCAGGTACTATTCCTAATACATCAAAGATTTGTTTCGTAATTAACGTATTAAATCTTAGTAAGGTTTGAATGGTGTAGACGTTATTACTATTCATTAAAGGTTCCTCAATGATAACCTTAGTAATACCTAAATCTTTATATTGAACTAATTTAGTTTTAAAAATTTCACTCTTTAAAATAAGTTCTTTAATTTTATTTTCTTCCTTTGGTTTAGGGACGGGTGATACATGAGTTAATTCCAATAATTCTCTTGTTTGGATGTCAAATAACGCCCATCCAATTGTTTTGGACGAAACGTCAAGCCCAAGAACTTTAGGACTTTCTTTTGTTGCTTTTTTCATATATTAAATATCAAATTTAATCAAAAACTGCTGAATACCTTGTCTTAAGATAGGTGATTGCATTTTTGATATAATCATAAGATTTTTGTTAGAATCGTAAAGACCAATTTCAGTAACGTAAGAAGGATTACCATTTGTCCATGTAGGATTTGATGTACTTTGGAACTCAGCCTGTCCTAAGTTAATCTTATATCTCATCTCATAGATGGTCGCTTCAATATCAGTTTCCAACGAACCATAGAAGTAATATTCATCACCAAAATTAAGTGAAGTTCCTGTATAACCAACAGGTGTTAATGAAATATAGTCATTTAGGTTATAAGTTGGTGCATCATCATATTCTTGTTGAGTAATAACAAATGTATTACCTGTTAAACCACTTTGAGTGATATACGAATTGACCGTAACTGTAGTTGCCGATAATTGGTCTGTAAAATCAATAATTTTCCATTCAGATGAATTTGGTCTTCCTGTACCATCAACTTTTTGACATATAATTTCAAACTTGGTTGCTGAAAACCCTTGATTAACATTACAGATTGGGGGACAAGTTGTCGTGGTTGTTGTAAAATTACCACAATCAACTGATTCACTACATAAACCTAAATCAATAACTGACCATGTTTCACACGAAGATGTTGGGGTAGTTACTGAACAAATGTTTTCCGTAATTGCAGTTAAATTATAACTAGTCGGTACTCCATAACAATCAGTATATTCAATGGGACAACCAACCTCACCCGTTACTTCATAACAATCACAAGGTGGTAAAGTAGTTGTTGTTGTGGTTATTGGGAAATCCGTACTTAAACAACCGAATTCTCCTCCGAATCTAACTGCCACATTTTGTGACGTAGTTGGGGAACAATCGATGTTCGGTCCTTGGATTAATGAGTAATAGTTACAATGTAGTGAGTTTGTAAACCCACTATCATTACTTAATCTATAAGTAACATACAAATATTCTGTATTACCTGTTAAAATACCCGTAACACTTGTACTATCATTACCACAAGTATTTGGTGTTATTAATGAAATTTTTGGTGATGGTAAAGTCCAATTTCGGTTTGATTTGTAAGACATTGCCGCAATGATTTCCTCATCATCAATAATTACTAATTTATCATCAGGAAATACTTTACCAATTCTATTAGGATAACCATCAATATTAGGATTTGTATCCCATAGATGATAGTATCTAATACCAGGTGAATTCATATCAACATTTTTAGTTGATTGTAAATTCTGAACTTGGAATAGGTCTAATTCATCAAACCCTGGAGGGTCAACCCAAAATGTTTGTCCATTACAACATTCAGGATTTTTATGCCACATTAACCAAGGAATGTGTAATTTAAAGTTTCTTGCTTGTCCTGTTGTATCAGTAGGGTTAGAAGGGTCGTATGGTTCTAAAGCAAATTTTTCACCATAGAAGAAATCAACTGTTTGATTTGTATAATGAATAATTGCAATGGCTTTTTGTTGTTCAGGTTTAACCGTAACAATGTCCCCAAATGAATTAACATAGTAAACAGAACTACTATCAGTTTGACCACTACTTGACGCGTACCCAAAATATTCTTTAGTCCCTAAATAAGCAACGGAACCAAAGTTAGTATAATCTTTATTAATAGATGAGATTAATCCTGCAGGATTCTCTGACCATGGAATGTTCATGTTCCAAACTTTAACGTCAAATTCATCAGTATAACAAACTGATTCAAAATTAATAACGTTATCATTCCAATGACGATTAGGTGTAATACTATCGTAAATTGTTGTCATATTAGGTGGGTAAACAATTACTCTACCATAACATTCATTAGTTACTGTTGAGAAGTCAGGCGTCGGTCTATCTAATGTTATTACATCTAAACAAATATCAACAATCTTATAAGTTAACATTGAATAACAACTATCCATATCAACTAAGCAATCGGGTGGTGATGGAAGTGGACATTGTCTACTTGGTGTTGGTGTGAAACAAGGTGTCTTAGATGGTGTTGGTGTGGGTGTAGGTGAATCACAAGGATACGAATTTGTTGATGATGGAGTTGGTGTTGGGGTTGATGTTGTGTCAATACTTGGAGTCACTGAAGGTGTCATTGAAGTTGTTGGTGTTGGTGTTGGTGTTGGTAAATTAATACAGTAACAGTTTTCCAATCCTTTACCATCATAATAAATTGTGATGATATCACCAATTGCAGGTTCTCTAACAAAATCAGGATTACTAATATTACTAATTAATGTAATTTCATTTGTACCTGATAAGGTATTCATCTGAACCACATAGTTAGCGTTAATAGCATAAAAATTATTAGTTAACGCACTCCAATTAATAGTTGTCGCGGTAGTATCACCTGTAAAAAATCCTCTCATAACCGCTCTATTATAAACGGGTGAAACTACTGAATCCATGAACGGAATTCCATAAGTATTACCTGTAAAACCATCAACATAGTAAGGATACTTAACGTTCTCCTTATTTGATTCAGGAACCCCACTTGAATTTTGGGCGTTAAATGCGGGCTCTAATACAACAGTGTCAAATTGATTATAACTTGTTGGTAGTGTATTATACGATACCTCACTATCCCCAATTTGGAAGTAAGATATATTAAAATTACCTTGTGATAACTTTTGTCTACCTGTGTCAGTCAATCTTGTATTAATTAACCCTGACGTATTTTTTATTATAAATCCCATTGATTATAAATATGTATATTTCTTTTTTTATTCTGTTATTACTGAACAACAACTACACCCTCTTACTCTAAGATTACTAATCGAATATGTTTCATCACTTGAAACTAAATAACAGTTATTGTCTTCATTTTTACTGATGATAGTATTAGTTGTTAGTATAAATTTAGTTTGATTATCTACAGATAAACTACCTTTAGTACTCCAAGAATCCACTGTTGATGTGATATAAACGGGTTCATTTTGACATCCAACCTTAGTGCTATTTGTTTTATCACTAATAACGTCAGTATTAGGATAATAATCATCCCCATTTAAATAAAGTAATGATTTCGTTATGACTTCCGCAGATTCTTTGTTTGGTGAAATTTTTGTCAGATTTAAATGTGTTAAATCAAAACTTATTACAACACCATCAGGTAGACTTGGTATTACTGATAAAGTTGTCGTATATGTTTTACCAACTCTGTTACTTGAATTTTCAGTAATCTCAGATGTTGTATTTAATGAAACAACGTATGTTGTTGGTTTTGATGGTTGATTTAATATAACATTTGAACTTGTTATAATACCATTATTATCTGTAACAACAACGTTATAAGACCCCGAACATAAATTAGTAAAGATTGGAATTCTTTTATATGTTAATCCTGAATCTATAGAATAACTGTAAGGTGGTGTTCCCCCATTCGCGGTTATTGTTAATCCTCCATCACATCCGCATATTGTTTGATTTTTTGTAACATTCATTGTTAAAGGTGTAGACATTTCAGTACCTCTAAGTTGTCTTAATCCAACAGGAAATGTTTGACAAAGTCCTTCATAAACTATAACACTACCTGTCGCACCAATTAAAAACCAACTACCATATATTGGAGGGTAAGTTGGGTTAAGATTTGATATAACATAAAGTGTTGGTGTTGCCGCTGATACCAACCATTGAGAATTAGTATTATCCCATATAATTGATTGCTGACTATCATCCGATATCCACATTGGTTTTCCATCATAAATTCCATTTGGGTTAAAATGCGTTTGAGTTTCAACATAACCTCCTCGTGCCAACATATTGGTAACCATACATAATTCATATTCATTAGGGTATGGTGATGTGGTACTAGTTGAGGTCGTTGTTGTTGTTGGTGTTACTCCCGTTAAAACACAAGTTGTATTTGCACTGAAATCACCATAATAATCAATCACTGTTGCTTGATATGAACCAGCACTTAAGTTACTGATTGAGGGTCCAACATTTCCATTTTCCCATAATATAAAATAAGGTGGTGTACCTCCTGTAATAACTAAAGACGCGGTTCCGTCAGTTGCTTCAGGATATGACGGATGAACAACATTACATTCAACACCCATTTTAAATAAGGTGATAACATTACATTCATTAACACCTGTTGGTATACAAGATGTTTCTTCAGTGATTTGATATGGGGTTTTATTACTCATCTACGATAAATACATTTAGAATTGATTTTTTACAATCCTTTTCATTATCTCAATATATTTTATTGTTGCACTATTCTTGTCAACATAGTTGAAGTAATCAATATTCTCTTTTAATTTATTCAATGGGTTAATATTGATAAATTCACCTTTATAAAATTTTGTTGATTTTAAATCATGTGTAACCCCCGCCATATGTAAGATTGGATGTTTTTCATATAACATTATATTATCTGTCGCCCAAGAAAAACTAAGGTCATTAGTTATTTGTGTTTCAATATCAAACAACCAAAGATTCCACAATAATGACCACATTTCTGCAGTCCAAAACTGTATTTCACCAGGTGCTATTGGGAATCTAATATGATAATCTTTCATTTGGTCATACAAAGGAGTACAATCTTTATAAATTTTATCCCAAACTTCATAATTGGTGTTTTTAATAATGTATTGACCACCACCTGAATTTTCTTGATTACATTTAATACAATCAACAGTAACTCCAATAACGTCAGCCATTTCTTGAATTAATTGACCTTTATTTGATGATGGGTGTTGTTTTTCATATCGTTCACAACAACTATTAATATAATCATACCCTATATAACCTTTAGTATCTGACAGATATGATATATCATCAGATAATAATTTTTCAAAATCAGGTAAGACTCTAAAAATAATATCGGCATCATGTAAAAAGAAACATTTACCAAGTTCAGGATAATCTTTAATCCATTTAGAAACTAAAAATGGTTTAATATTTGGGATATAATGTCTGTGTTCTCTTTCATCTAAATAATGATGTACATTTACCCCCATTTCTTTTAATTCTAAAGACTCTTTAGTTGGTTCTGTGTTACCATTTACAATACCAAATACAATGTGTATTTGTTCAGGTTTAATTCCTAATTCAATAAAATTATAAGAGTAAACTTTTGCCTGCCAATGAAAATACGGGACATCAGGTTGTGCGGTAACAAATACTAAATCATATTTCATAAAAGTGTTTATTTTAAAAATAGAAAACATTTATTTTTAATAAATGGTGTGCTGGGAGATATTTATAATATATGAAATTACTCAAAACAATATCAAAATTAGTCGTAGAATCTCAACGAGCTCTTGATGAGGCGGCTGAAAGGGGGGTTAGTGAAAAAGAACTTGATAGGTTAGAAAAAAACTATAATGAATCTCTTAAACTAATGAAACTTTATAGTAATATTGGTAAAACTATTCCTAAAGATTAACAACTCGGACATACTCCAACATTAACTACCGTAGCGGTTCCATTAGTCACCGTAATACCATTTGATGAACAAATATAATAATTTGTTCCAGGACTATTGTCAATAAATGGTGGTATTAATGTTTCACCACAACAAGGTTTAAAATCATAGGTTGCACCAATATTATTACCTTTAACTAAGTATCGGATACAACTAGTTGTCGGTGTCGGAGTAACTGTTGGTGTTGGTGTTTTAGTTTGTGTAGGTGTTTTAGTAATAGTAGGAGTTACCGTAGGTGTTTTAGTAATAGTAGGAGTTACCGTAGGAGTTTTAGTAATAGTTGGTGTTATAGTAGGTGTTATAGTATTTGTTGGTGTTATAGTAGGGGTAGGGGTAGGACTAAGGTTTGGTGTTGGAGTAATTGTTGGAGTTATTGTATTTGTTGGTGTTACTGTTGGTGTTATCGTATTTGTTGGCGTTACTGTTGGTGTGGGCGTTAAATTAATTCCACATATTTGGCAGTTAATATCATAAGATATTTTTAAATCAATTTTAACATCAGCGTCATTTAAAGAAACTGAAGAATCACAATCTGTACTTACGGTTATTATATTATTTACATAATCAATTACCACGTCACCAATACCTTCATAAGAAATCAATAAATCGTTGACCGTATTATAGAATAAACTATCTGACGGATAATCACTCAAGGTATTACCTGTATAAAATGAATTTTCTTGGGTTACCCCACTAACAGTTACCTGAGCCGTGAATATTGCTTGATTTAATATGCAATTAGTATCCAATAATGTTAAATCATAAAAACCTTCATTTAACATTTGTTGAGGTCCCTTCCTAATCGTCTGACCTGTATTTATAAAGTCGTCATCACAAATATTAAAAATTTGATACGAGGATAACTCATTGAACCCATTAATAATAATCTCTCTGATTAGTGTACATCCATTAAAATCGGTTACTGATAAACTATATGTTCCCGCAGATAAATTACTAACTGTTAAACCTGTTTGACCATTAACATTGGTACTCCATTCCCATGTAAATGTAGGTTCTCCGCTAGTTATAAACGCGGTTATAGAACCATTGGTTCCATCTGTAGAATCTGTTCCAATAAGAACAAAATCAACATTACTTGAGCTCCCTATATTGAATGGTACAATTTGTGCACATCCGTTAGTATCCGTTACGGTTGCCGTATAACTACCTGAAATTAAATCAATAAAGGTATATGTATAATCGTTAGAATACGTTGTTTGTCCATCAATCTCATATTGGAATGGTCCAACTCCTCCCGTAGTAATATTTAGAGTAACTTGACCATCATTTAAATTACAAGTTGTCCCTGTTGTATCAACTGTCAATTCAAATAAAACAGTATTATCTACAACATACTCTTGAGTAAACGTACAAGGGCCACTATCAGAAATTGTTAAAGTGTAAGTGTCCGATGGTAATCCATTAAATGTCCAACTAGTAAAACTTCCTGTAATAACAGTTGGATTACCTAATGAATCCGTTAATGTATAAGTGTATGGTGGTGAACCTCCATATATAATAACTTTAATTTTACCCGAACTATCATTACATACTGAATTTGTAATATTAACAGACGTTACGGTTAACCCACCAGGTGTTAATAAAGTTGTTGACGAAGTAAAACTACATAATCCCGAGTCAGTTACATGTACTGAAAACATTCCTGCAGGAACACCAACAAAAGTATAAGAAGTTGCAAAACTAACCGCAACTGTTCCATTTGAACCTGAATAATAAAACGGAGCAGTCCCACCTGTTATTGTCACGGTTACTTCACCGTCAGAAGCGAAACAACTTGGAGTTACAACAGTAAACGCACCTAATCCAATGGGGGGTACTGTATTAACTGTAACACCACTACTTTGAGCACACCCCGAACTATCTGTAACAGTAACACTATAAGGTCCAGCAGTTAAACCCGTTATTGATTGTAATGTTCCACCGTTACTCCATAAATAAGTGTAAGGTGGTACACCTGTTAATCCTGTGATATAAATAGCACCTGAATTAACGGCACATCCCGCATCATTAATAACATATAAACCAATTTCAAGAGGACTTGATTCTTTAATAATACATGTCTCAGATTTACCCGTACATCCTCCTCCGTCATCCGCAATCACATAATATGTTCCTCCTGATAAAGAACCAAAACTATAAGATTCTGTAAAACTTGTTCCTGAAGTTATATAACCTGAACTATATTCATATAAATAAAATTTAGCTTCGGAATACATGTTGGTTGTAGTAGCAGTTAAGGCTCCGTTATTTAAACCACATACAGTATTTGTCTCACTTGTAATACTCACACAAGTCCCTGTGGAAATATTTACGTTCACCGCTAATGTCGTATTTGTCGGGGAACAACTATCAATGATGTTGAACGAGTATGTCCCACCTGATAACCCTGTTTGAGTATAATTACTAACTCCAGGTCCCAAAAAGATGGTTCCTATAAAAGGACTAATCCATTCAATACTGTAATCAGGAGCACTACCTGCAATATCAATGCTAAACGCACCCGATAAATCATTTAAACAGTCACCTGTTATACTATTTGTATAAGTCAATAAACAAGACATTAACTACATAAGATTTTAAAGTTTATTCCAACATTCAGTTTAAAATTAATACCATTAGTTAATTGTGAACATGATTGGTTGTATACAATAACTGTGTTGGTATTTGTTAAATAATAACCATAACCATTATCTTCTAAACTGTTCAAAGCAATTAAAAGACCCGAATTCCATTGTGAAGTTGTTGGTGTACTATAAATAGGACTACTATATCCAATCCCATTAAAGAATGAATACCTCACCACACTATAATCATTTAACTGTAAGTCAACAAACCATTCGGTTGTCATTCCGTTAAAATCACAATCATTTAAACTATAACTATTAGCGGTTAAATAATTAGTTAATAATTGACCTAACACACCTCCAAAATCCTGAATCGTTGGGTTATTGGTCCATGGATAAATAGGACATTCAACCGACTCTAACGGACAATCATAATCAAATAGATTTGATATTATTGAACATGGTTTACATGGAACTTTAATTAATTGACAACCCTCTTGTCTTCTCCAAACAAATTTTTGTCTATGAAAAATTGAGTTTTCAAGTTTAACACCTGTATTCCAAATAGTGGTTGCTGGAACCATTTGTTCAATTAATCTAATCCAATAATCACCTAAACCGTTAACATATTCCATCATAGTTTTATATGTGAAATTGTCATTTGGTATCCCGATTGTTTCGTCTGATTGTAAGTATCTCCAAAAAATAGACTCCAATGTTGGGTATCCCCCTGTCTTTCCGTTAGATGAGAATTGTCTGTTTCTAACATTGATAGTATTCAACCAAAACGTTTGAGCAAACTCAAAGAAAGTTTTTCTTTTTGGTTGTGGGTTAATTTCAGTCCAATCCACACCTCCTATACTTGGATATGGTGAATACGGTTTTGGGTCACAATATGTTGGGGTAACGTAATTTAATCCTTCATTAGGTATTGGGTAATTATATTGTTGTGACATATACCATATGTCATAAGCGATACCTTGAGCAGGATTCATAAACAAATCCACATTTTTAACGTTCAAGACTAAACGTTCATCTGAGGTATAATATCTGGCATTAAAATTACCATCAAGATTACTTCTAATACCTACTTCATTATCAACCCAACTTTTATTATTATCAATCGCTTTTGTTAATTGGTAACCTAAATTCATAAATGGGAATTTTCGGTATCTATTTAGATATTCTTGACCATAAGAATATGGCATTAAAACTGTTTGATAATTAGGGTTATTACCTACAAAAATACTATTTGTTAAATCAACTTGTTCAGGAGCTCTGTGTTGTGGTGTTTGTTCAAACCATCCACTACCCATTTGGAAAAAGTAACTTTCTGAATTAGTCGGTGTCATGGGAAACCCATAACTATCCATTGGGTATTCATCTATGGTGATGTTAACATCTTGTATATCACTAGTTGTTGTGAATCCAGTATATGGTAAACCAAAGATAGAGTATATGTCTGTAGAATCCAAAATAGGTATCTGTTGGACATATGTACCACCTGAGATTTGAGCAAATTGAGTATTAAATTGATTTAAATTAATTTTTTGGTCTGCCAAATAAACATGTTCATTAAATTCAATTAATGCTTCGGGAGCACCAATCAATCTTAATAAAATTTCAATAGATTTTCTTGTTCCTTTAGATTTAAATAGATAAGCAGAGTTTAATATTAAATTTCTATAGTATTGGTAATTTAATGAGTCGGGTGTTTGTTCTTGAGATACTCCAGGGTAAACCGATGTGTTACTATTTTTCTCCCCAAACACAGAATTTAATAATTCAGTTTCAGATATTGGTGAAATGTTTGTGGCCCATCCAAGAGTTTGTGCCAAATTTTTAAGTAATTGTGATGGTATGTCATTACCAACATTATAATTAACCGAGGTCATGAATGATAATGCGGTGATATATTTTTTAATATCATCAAAACTTTTACCGTAAACTTGTAATACCTTTTCAACTTTATGTTCCGAAGTATCAAACTCTTTAAAAGCCCCCGTTGTTAAAAATCTAGAAACTAAATTTGTTTTATATAAATCAAAAGAATCACTTACATCGTTAATAATTGTCAAATAACTTGAGAACGCTTTAGTAACAATGTCAATATTCCAACTACCATATAATGGCCATGTGGTATTCAAATTTTGTATATAATAAGTACCGTCCTCATTTTCTCTCGGAACTTTAAATACCGATGTGTATTTAGGAGTAACGTTTCGGTTTAATAAGAAATTTTCAACCTCATCAAGTTCTTCGTTAAATACTTTATTAACCTCCATGTCATTTGGTCTAATGACCAAGTTTTCATTAGTGATGGGTTCACCTGAGAATGGGTTTCCAGTAACATATACTTTTAATGTTCCGTTAGTTAATCCCGTAGTTGGGACAATACCTGTGACGTTATACCCGTCACCTTTAAAATATAATGAGTATTTTGTATATTGAAGTGTCATGTCTCTTAATGGTGAAACTTGTACTTCCTTTAATTGTAAATTTCTTGTTGAGTTAGTTGTAAAATCAACATCAAATGGATTACGTAATCTTGTTACGTCTAAATCAAAACTAGTTTCATCATCAGTGATATTATAAACAATATTAACCGCAGTAGGACCTGAAACATAATTAGACCCCATGTATGTAGATTCAATACCTGCAGGGAAATAACTAATGATTGTTGTAATAGATGCTGACATCCTTTTACTCATTGACCCATACATTGTGAAGTTAGTAACCTGACTTAAGTCAAAGTTAGGGTAAACTTTAAAATTATTCTCAACAATTGATTTTGATTGATTAATACTATTAATCCCTAATGAATCTAAATTAATAGGGTCCGAAAAAGTACCTGTACTAAAAGTTCTATTAGTTTTTTCATTAGTTGACGTTATAAAATTAAAATTTCCTTGCGTAAGACCTCCTCCCGCAACAAGTTGTAGTCCAACTAAGTTGTCAGAGAATGTACCAGCACCTGTTGCTGATTGTGGTGGACAAGTATATTTTTTAACCGCCATTATTGTGTAATGTTTGTAAAGTTTTTACTAAAATCAATATTATCCCCTCTATCTTGTCTAACCTCATACAACAACTCATTAAATTGGTCTCTAATTTCATACAAGTTGTATTGTTTGTAGATGTTATTTTGACTATCGTATAATGTGTAGATACCATCATCAATTGATTTAGTTTGATTACCAAATAATGCAATTGCTAACGTTGAGAAGTCATGTTCTGCAATCTCAACATCTAATGTTATTGGATTGAAGAATGTATTTGTAATAATAATACTTTGGTCGGGTTGACCAATATACGGAATAGAATTCGGTTTATTTGTTGGTGCCGAAGATGGTGATAAGGTACAAAATATTAAATTAGTATTATTATCAGTATATCTATATCTAATAGCTTTCTGTGATGTGTTAGTTAAATTTTGAACAACAGGTTCACAAAAGAAAGATGAGGTAATCAATCTAAAAAAGTTAGGGATTTTAGTCCCGTCAGAATTTAAGTATTCAATTCTAAATCCAACTAAACCTTGGTTAATAAATTTATTTCTATATTGTGTTGGGACTGAGTTTAAGTCAATTACAACCCCTCTAACATTAGGTAATGCCGATAAAACCCCACAATCTAAAATCGTAGTTCTAATTTGAGCAGGTCTAATCAATAATGTGTAGATACCAATCTTATTAAATTGGTCCGCAGGTAATTTTAAGTTGTATAACCCACCTAAAATTTCAATACCTGCATTACCTCCCGTATCAGCATTATTAAAATATGGTTTTAAAATAGACGGAGCGTCTAATTTAGTTAACACAAAATTATCAGTCTCATCTCTTGATGGGGTGTAGTTTAAGATGATGTCCACATCTTCGGGTGATACATCAGCTGGTCTTATTGTTCCGTATGTTCCTGTTGCCATATTATATATTAATTACATTAAAGAATTTGTATCCGTATTTTTCAAGGTCTCCAACATTATCAACTTCACCTAATCTCTCCAACCTTTCTAAAACAGAGTTCTTCCCTCGTTCTATAAATACATTGGATTGTATTTCTGCTTCATCAATTACGTTTAATAATACCTCATTTTTTGTTATTGCCGAACAAACCATCATGTCAGGTGTCATCCCTGATGAATAAACCGTAAAAATTGTTGTTCCGTCATTATAATCATAGTAGTTAATGTCATTAATTGTATAGGCAGTATATAAGTTATCCACAGATGGACCCCAAAATGTTCCAATACTCCCTGACGTTCCTGTTACCTGTACTCCAAGTTTGTACTTACCTGAAAATCTTGTTGGGTCGTACTTACTTCCATATTGAACTAAATCACTCATGGTTGAATTTGTATACCCTGTAACTAAGAATGGTACTGTTGTATAATTGTAACTTGATTGGTCATATATATCACAATTAGAATCTCCTGTGAATATGTAATCATACATTAATGGTGTTCCTGTCCAATTACCTCCTGATGGGTAAAAATAGGCAGTCCCATTAGGGTTGGTTGCAACAACATTTGTGAACGGAACTGTGACATCTTTTTTAATTACATTATAACCCCAAGGACTCATCCCCGACATTGTTATCGTATAAACACCCGCAGACGCGTAAGTATGACTGTAATAACTCGGAGAAGTAGTACTAACTATTTCACTTGGTGAACTATCCCCCCAATCAATCTGATAGGTGGCAAAGGCAAGATATTTTTTAAATTCTGTATCTGATGTATTATAAAAATAATATGTAAACGGGTCGTATGTTGTTGCAGAAAACAAAAAGTTTGTCATGGTATCTTTTTGAGTAACCATTCCGTCAAATACCGAATAATATCCAATATCAACCGTATTCTCAGTAAGAAAAATTGGTAGAGTTAAACCTGTTAATAAAGATGTCCCATCTGTACCACCTGTCAAGACTTGAGTCATTGATGAATAAACATAGGTAAATCCAGTGTATTGACTTGTCGTTGTTGTTGTGGTTGTATCACAACATGGGTCTCCACTTAAATTAAATTGAGAATACCCCGCATTATACGGTGTCGTGAATAAATCCCCACGAATAACTTCAGGTGAAATTCGTATACTGTAATATCTATCGTCCATTATGGGTTAACATATTCATACCATTTTATCGGTGTTCCCGTACCTATTCGGTTATCTAAATAATTAAACACTTCATAAGTTTTTGTTGTGTAATCTAAAACCACTTTGTTATAAAAATAACGGCTAGCGTCAAAGTTGAATTTATCAGGTAACGATGATTGTGGTTCGTTCATCATCTTAACAAAGACACCTAATCTACCGTCAAAGAATTTTGCGGTCATATAAAAAGTATCAATGTTAAGGAATAATTCATTTTTTAACCAATAAATAAAAAACCCTTCCTTATCTCCAACAAAATCTAATTTATATGATGGTATTCTAATATTAACATTAGGGGTTAGTGGTGAAATACTTACATTTTCAGTCGCACCTTGTTGTACAGGTATTATAATTGTAAAATAATTTGTTTGACTTTGGGCTTCTTTAGTATCGTAAAAATCAAGTTTAAAAAATGACTTAGTAAATGGTTTGGTGTAGTAATACACTTCATCAGCTTGAAATCCTTCAGCTAAATAACTATTAACCCAATCAGTTGATGTTGACGCACTAACATTACTTGACACCCCACTATAAAAATAAAAATCATATTTTATTGCGGTTTCTTCATAAGGAATATAAGAATTATGACTAAATCTTAAAATTTCAAAATCTTTAGGGACTCCAATAATATCAACTAAAACTTCTTCCTCATACAGTTCAATACTATCATCTCTACCATAAAAATCCCATTTAATTTCTATTGGTAAATCAATTGTTTTGTTTCCTTTTGGAATGGTAAATAAAAATTTATTACTCACAATTATCTGATATTGGTTCTGCGATTATGGTTTGTTCTTTATAATTAGTTCCTTCAGGGATTATTCTGAAAATAATGTTTTTAAACGGGTAATGAGTACCATTTAAAAATGGATAATTAACACCTATTCCTGTACTATCAATAAAACCATATGGATATAAATCTCTCCATATAAATAAATTCTGTGTTGTTGAGAAATGAGCGTAATCGGGTATTCCGACCACATTAACAGGGTTTCCATTTTCAATATAATCCGAAAATACTTTTGTAGTTAAGACGTGGTGAGGTTGATAATAATATCCAAGTTGATTTGATGGTGTTGTACCAATTCTAAATGAAAAGGGATTGTACCTTAATTTATGAAATAGATTTGAGATAACTCTTTCACTTTGTTCGTAGTCGTTCCATTCACAATAATCCCCATCAATTATTTCACCTTCATTTAGTGATTTAATATAAGTAAAGGTAATTGGTCCTCCACCTGGTCCATATCCAACACTTTCCGAAGTACTATAAGTACCGACAGATAAATTAGCATCCGAGTTTGAATTTGAATTACTCCACCAACTACTAGGTTGACCTAATGAATTTAATGGTAAATTAAAATCGTAACCTTGTTTTAAACCATAATATCCACCTGTACTATTAGGAATTCCAAACATCCACCCAAAATAACCTTTATAAACAACCGTAAAATATAATTCAGTGATTGGTCTTTTTTGATTATCTCTAATAGGATTAACTAAAATGTCTTTATTAAAAGATAAAGTATATGATTGTGAACCTTCTTTAATTGAAACTCTTGCGGTTTGAGTTGGGGTATATCCACTACTTTCGTATTTTTTCTTTTCTCCAAAGATGTTTTGTTCAAACCCCGCTTTGACTAAAACCGCATTATCAGAATTAGTTAATATCTTGTTTCGTCTAACATAGTATGTAGAAATAGTGTCATCAACACTATCCCTAATAATTATTCGTTTAGCAGTTCCCGTAGTTCCGTTATTAAATGTGGTTCCTAAATACCCAACATTGATAAGATTAAAAACATAAAGGTCACTATCAAAAGTACTATTACCTAATGAATCTATTTGAAAAATGTCTTCCCCATTATAATTAATACTTAGTTTAACCGAATCCCCGACTGACATCCCATGTTTAACAGGACATCTAAATGAAACGGTATTTATTCCTTTATATACCGTGTTTTCAATAATAAACGGTATCCCGTCACCAACTATCCAATTTAAAACAGTGTTTGTTTTTTTATCCGTTGCGGTCATAGGTTTTGTATAATCGTTTTCATACGCATAACTCATATAAAAATTCCAATTATAACTTGATGCACTTTTAGGTATAAAATTTAAATGTTGATTCGGTGGTTGGGTATAACCAGGTACATTATAATCTGTTCTAATAAAATCAAATTCATTATATTGTGGTAATCCTGTCCAAGAAACTGACAACGGATTAGGTAACCCACATGATGCAATTGCTGCGGTCTCAGCATTTAAATAATATAAATTATTTTCAAATGGTGGATAATTAGTGAACCCTGAATAAGCATTTTCAAAAAGTAAGGAGAACTTACAAGTTGGTCTAATAATGTCTGAGTTTTGTCTTTCATCGTTAAAAACTTGTTCTAAGTCAACATCAATACTTCTATCAAACTCAACATTTTCTTTTGTTGTTTGTATTAATGGAACCTCAAACAACAATGTTGTGTCAGGGGCCGATTTATACCTTAACGAACCTAATATAACTCTTGTATCTTGTCTATTCCCCATATTAATCTGTTATTGTTTCAAATGATATCCATTTAGCAGCAAATCTATCAAACGCAGTTTTACCTTTCTTTAAACCAAAATAAAAATGGAATGGTGCTCCCACGGTTATTGTTCTTGGTAATGGATTATTAGGATTTTGAGACGCCGTATTAGGGTCATAATTACCTGAACCATCAACTGAATAAATATAACCTTTAAAGTCTTTAGTCTCAGTACTTCCATTAGTTCTAAAATATCTTGAATTAATATCTATCCTGTCCATTGTTTGATATTTGTGAGTAAAGAAATTACCTCCACTTATTGGTGTTGTATACCAATCATTACTTTGGGAACCAAAAATACTGTCAGGGTTTCCTGTTTTAACCTCCCATTGGTAAAAAGGAACTTCTTGTGTGAATACACTAAAGTAATTAAATCCGCATGGGTTAGTGACCGTTGCAGTATTGTCAATTATGGTCCTTTTAGGTGTTATGTAATCTCTAACTTGAGTATCCGAAGAAAAGAATATACCAATAATACCATCTGAACTACCAGCACCGTTAAAATAGACTGGGTCTTGAGCTCCAACTATTGGTGGGTAATTATCAGGCTCAAAGTCCGCAACACCTAATTCAGAACTAATGGATAACATTTGAGCGTAATCCGCGTCAACAAATCGTTTACCTCTTTGATTAAAATATGATAATATATTACCACCACCAACACCAATTAATTGACCCAAGAAACTTGTATTTGTTAATCTACTAATAATTAATAAATTTAAAATTTCTGACACATCTGTAAAAGTTGTTGAATTTAATTTATTAACAACATACCCATCATAATCATCTGACATGACAATCTCTTGTAGGTACTGACTTCTTGGTCCTAAGTCCATTATAGTCGTTGGGAATTTAAGGTTTTTGTCGTTACCCCCATCAGGTCCAAAAATCCCGTTTGGAGCGTTTGCACCAATAAACCCTGAACCGTTCCAAGGACTACTTCTGTAGTAAAAATTATTAGTTGTTGGATGTAATATAATAGTGTCTTTACAGTAATAACTTGACGGAACATTTTGACTATTAAAGAATCTATCATTTTTAAATGAAAATGCGTATAACGTTCCGTTAATCCAATTATTTGTGAAAATATGTGACCATACGTCTCTACAAGCACCAAAGGTAATTTGTAGTCTTGATGTCCATTCAGTTAACAACTGAATATCTTTTGGTAATGAAAGAAATATTGCAGTTACCGTAACATAACAACCATTTTCCATAATTTTACTACCCGTAACTCCATTCTCATAACAGTTATTTCCAACATTCTCAATTGCAATTTCTCCTGAATTATCATAATAACAATTTAATGGAACCATTTGTCCACAACTAAAACTCGCTAATACATTTGGAGTAAATGATGGTAATCCTTCTTCCTGCGTTTCACCTCCTTCAGCAACTGATGGTGAGTTAGAAGCCGTACCACCAACATTTAAAGATGTTCCGTCATCACTAATTAAATATGCTGCAAACGTTGAGTTATTTTGTAATGCGAAACTGTTATTTGCCGTCTCTTGTACACTTGTTGATAACGGTAACCTATCTGACCTCATAATAATCTGACGGTTATTAGTTCCTAAACCATTATAATTATATACCGTAGAATTTGAGTATCTTGGTGCATAATAAAATGATTTATTATATATTGTTCCTTCAGGTGTTAATTGTACTCTTTGTAACATTACCGAACCACCTTCAACAATCTCTCTTTCAAAATATCCTCTATTATCAGTAGGATATGAATTAGTTGACCATGTAAAGTATAAATCATTAGGACCACATCCAAGTAAAGAAGATGAACCATCCCATTCAATAGTGAATCCGTTTTGAGAAACACTTGATAAAGGATTTGATGATTGTGTTTTAACTGATGCAACGTTATAAATTCCATTGTCACAAGCGATTGACATCCCAACTCCACCCGTAGGTGTAAATCCAAATGTTGTAGAATCTAATGATGAATAATAAGACGGTAAGTTAGATGTAAATGCTGAGAATCCCGCGTTTGATGGGTTTGTTTCAGGTTGAAAGTGAAAAGATTCATAATAAAGATATTCTGAAGTTGTCAAGTCAATTGACGTGACATTACTCGTCATATTATGTTTTACCGAACCTAAACCTCCTTTTATAGGGTGATTTAATTTAAAACTACCTGTAACAGTTAACCCTGGTTGATTCCATGATGAATAACCAAAAATTCTACTAAAATCATATGAATTATTTTTTCTTGTTGAGTATGGGTCAACACCTCTAACTAAGAACACTAAAACTTGTGATGCCCCATCGGTATATAACTGTAATGGGTTCATAGGGATAACCATAGGTGATAACTGAGCAACACAGTTATCTGAACTAACATACGCGAATGTCATGTTATTATTCAAATAACGTTTATTTAAACTCAAATCACTCCCCGTAGCATTTGTTAATCCTGAAAAAGTATTATAAGTCATCGCGGTAATTACTTGGAAGTATTCAACGTCCATTGCAAATTTTGCATAACTTGCATCGTCAGGGTTTTGGGTAATATTATATACCGTTGTTTGAACAGGTAATCCTGTTGGTGTTGCAGGATTAGCGTAACTAACGGTAATATTACCTGAATCATTGATTGAGGTTCCTGTTATACCATTGGTCCCAAACTGATTAGTTAAAGTATATCCTGTTAAATTTTTATCACCGCTTAATGTTACATCTTGAAATGAAACTATTTGACCTAATTGAAAATTACCTAATTGACTCGGTTGACATGAAATCATTACAATATTATCGTAATGGTAGGTTGTTGCAGGTACATTTAAATCGGTGTCAAATGTAACTTTAATTCTATTTTGTCCCCCACCAGGATTAGTCCCTCCTAAATCATCAAAGTACTTTGCTTTATTATTGAATAGGTTTATTCTTTCTGCTAATGTTAAACTTGATGTAAATAAATGTCTATTACCTCCACCATCATCTCCATATGTAGTCATTTGAGGTGCTCTACTTGTTGCGGTTGGTGATGAGGTATTAATATTACCTCCTGCAATAATCCCTTGGAAGTTTCCTGGATAACTCGCCCCAATAATATTATAATTGTTTAATACTTGATATCGGGATAATACACTATTAATTCCTGAATCCGTTAATCCTGTATAAAGACCTGAAGTACTCGGGTCACTTGATGTTGTATCTTCAACCAATTCACCTTCTTTACATGAACATAATTCACAATCAGGGTAAGATAAATTAGGTAAATTTAAATGAGTAAATTTTTTATATAATGTTAAACAACTATTAACCGCGTCTTTAATGTCTTGTTGTGATGGACAATCTAACCCATCAATATCTACTCCAGGGATTAAATTTATAGCCCAAATAATTCCGTTAATAAAATTACATATTACAAAAACAATCTCCATTACAACTCCAACAATCACCGCTAATATTGGTCCAATTAACATTAAGAAAAACGCCAATATGTGGACGGTAATTAATAAAAGGTATAGTGTAGGTTTGAAAATGAACATCATCATAACAAACAACAGATAAATAATATCAAATCTAAGGATTGAATCATTTGTTGGGAATTTTACATTTTCACTCTCACACGATTCATCCAAAATGTCTTTTACCGTAATCATACGGTTTGGTAAATATCCTCGTCTATACTGGTCAATCATTTGAGACACCGTATAAACTTTATTATACTTCATTTCATAAAAAGTATCCTCACAATTAATTGCTGATTGCACATCGGCATAATCATTCCAATCTAAACTGAATGAATACGATTTGATTGCTTCTTGGTAAACTATACTTGATGGGGATTGTCTAAGTGGGTCAACATTACTTGATGACCACCCGTATTCTCTAACATTAGGTACTAAGAAATACCCTCGTTTAACTGATTCACTTAGTGAAGGTGATTGATTCCACTTAACCTTAAAACGATATTTTCCCTTTGTTGGAATTCCTTTATTAGGGTCATTAGAAAGAACTCTTTCACCAAATTCATTAGTAATGACGTAATCTAAATTCATTGGGACGTCAATTAACCATGTTCCATTTTCATCTATAACTTGTCCACCACTTTCTAAATCTACAGTTTCTAATATAGGTTGTCCCGCAGAATCTTGTTGTATTGTTTGTCTAATTGCCAATATTTCACCAGGACCTGTAACTAAATTACATAACTTACCTTGTTTTAATTTTGGTTTACAGTTTCTTTTTTGGAATTGGTCGTCATTAGATGAAAAGATAGACCCCATAAAAATAGATGTCGGAGTAATTGTAATGTTCACTTCACCCGTTAAATCAAAGTCTGTTCTTGTAATACCTAAATTACAAACTTCGGGTTGTCCCCATAATGGCTCAACTTCAATAACTCTATTTATTGATATAATCTGAGGTAGTTCATTTAAATTAGTTGACGATTTAAACTTGGTTCCAGCAACTTGATTAGGTGAGGCAACCCCCATTCTAACCAAATCTTGAGGTGATAATGAAAATTCACCAATGTCTGATAAATCAACATCAATATGAATTGTTTGGGGTCCTGCAGGAACACCAAATATCATGTAGTCACCACTATCATTAGTTTTTGCAGTATACTTAAAATATTTGTCGTAAACCTCAATTAATGTAGGGTCAACTAAAACATCATTCTTAGTGAAGAAAGTTCCTGTTGGGGTATGTTCACTATATGATTGAATATAAGGTAATAAATTATATCTATACCCATCTTCATTTAATTCTGATAAAGTTTTGTATGGATATAAGTCAGAAATTATTGGGTTGTTTGAGTCTTCATCAGTTAATGGGATGAAAACTGAAACTTTGGCATTAGGAATACCGAAACCATCGTTTGCGGTGACTCTACCTATAACAACACCATAGTCTGAACATTGTCTTGTGTAAATTTGACTCTGTAGTACTTTAAGTGATAAAATTTCAAGATATTCAAATTCTTGGTCAATTAATACTTTAATTGATTTATCTACACCTACTTGAGTTCTTATTCTATATGAATTTGACATTTAAATCTTTTTTGATAAATAGTTTATATACCATTTTCAAAAAGATAAACCATAAATTATTAAAATAAATTATCAGGAGAAATTAACTGTAGATAGATTCTTAACTCTTACGTTAATATCCTTGTTTGGGAACCTAACTTGATAAGTTTGACTAGGTTCAGCATAGATTGTCTCATCAATTAATTGGATTTCTCTTGTTGTACTGTCTAAATAAGCTTGTGACGTTTGAGATGATGAGTACTGTCCTCCAACCTTGTTGAATACTTGGATTCCTGATACCGAGATAACTCCATTTTCTGCTTGAATTAACCTTCTAATTTCTGAAACATAAACATTCTCACCCATTTGTCTATTTGCTGGGTCAAAGTAATTTGTAACAATGTTTACAATCTGAGAAATTATCGCTCCTTGAGTTTGGCTATTATCTAAAACAACATCAATATTCATCGCCAAATCAATAACACTTGCGGTTTCAACTGAGATGTAATCATTAATCATTCTATAGTTGGATAGGTAGTTTGCAACATTATTCTTTAATGTGTCTGATACTATTTCGGTTAATTTACCTGAGTCGTCAAAAGATAACATTTTAATTTTAATCTTGTTATTCTCCTCAGTTATTGCAACCTTTGCAGGTGCCCCAAATTGTGATGGCATTGTTCTAATTAACGAATCATAGTCATTTACAGTAACCGCTCTGTTCTGTGCTGAGAAGTTAAACGCCACCAAGTTTCTAACCTCTTCAGTTGTTGGTGATGCCGCTCCCCCAATTGCCGCGGTTACATTGTTACAACTTAATGAATTAACCACACTTGTATTGACTGAATCTGAAGGACCGTTAACAAAGAAAGAAACTGTACCAATTTGTGTAATAACACTAACACCTAAATTACTTCCTGTACCTCCACCAATTCTATATTGAATAAACATGGTCGTGTTCGCTTTTAATGTACTACCCAATGCCAAGTTGTTTGAGTATTTATACAAATCTAATTTATAACCATTTCTAGCAAATTCTCGTAATTGTTCATCAGCGGACTGACTACCACCACCAAAAGTTAATTTCATAAAACCTTCAGGTGTGTATTCGGTAATAAATTTGTCACTTGTAACAACATACTTACCTACCTTAATTCCAGGTTGGTCAGATACTTTAGTAGGGTCCTCAATGAAAACTCTATCCTCAGCTAAAGCTTTAACTTCGTACCATCTATTGTCAAGACCTAAGAATTCTTGTGATGAGGGCATATTAGCGTATTGAGTACCGTCTTTTAATAATACACTTGTCACACCTAAAACATTTTTTTCAGGTAAAAACATTTCAAAGAATGGTTTAACATCATTTGCAGTTACTACTCTCTTGAAAACTTTGGTAATCCCGTTAACAACCGTTTCTCTTTTAACAATAGTATAATTGAGTAATTTATTATTGGAATCAAAGTTTGGTATTTTTAATCTGTTTGGGTATCCTTCAGCATTAATGGCAGATGCAAAATCAATATCATAAACCGTTTCAAATACTTGTCCTGCACCGTTAACTTGTGAACCTCTTCTAAGGATACCACAATATCTTAAATCTTCTTTATCTCCAAACGCAGGAACAGTTATCGCAAAATCAACTAACGCAACTGAAGGTCTTTGACCTGGTACTTTTAATCCATAGGTTCTTGCAATGTTGAAAATAGAAGACCTTTGTTGGGCATACTGTAATACAGTTTCCTGTATACTTCTATCAATGTTAAATTGTAGGTTATCACTTACCGCGGCATTTAAATCTAATAACGCAGAAAATACTGACGCGTCGTTAAAATTATCAATTAGTTCAGGATAATATGTTCGGGTAAAATTAATTAATTCAGTTCTTATTGACTGAAAGTCCCTCGTAGTATACGATATTTTTTTATTTGCCATATATCATTAAATATTAATGATTACGAAATCACTCTGATTAAAAGCGGAATCCGTAATGATATAATCTATTTTAATTTTGGCAGTGTGTTCCTTTTCACTAATACCAGGTACTCGGTAAACTCTTGTGTCCCCTTGAACGTAAGTTCCTTTGTCCTCTTCACCATCCGATGCCGCGGTGACACTAATTTTAGTAATAGTAATACCAGGAATGTATTCCGCCACCGAATCTCTAACTTCAGACTCAATATCAGAAAATGTAGGAGCGTCCATAGGTTCAAAAATATATTCATATAATCTTGTTCCAAAATCAGGTAAATAATATCTTGTACCTTTTCTTGTTAATAATAAATGAATTAAACTACTTCTTACCTCCTCATCAGCGGTTTGTGATAAAGAAAGATAGTTACCTTTTAAAGAATCTCTAAAAGGGAAATTAACTCCATATGTTTTTCCTTCTGCCATATAATATAAATATAGTGTCGTGGTATTTTCAATAAATAGTTATAAAAACAAAATACCAACTACTGTGTGTCAATTCCCTATTATTAAAGGTAAATTAAATAGTTTTATTATTTTTTAATGAAAGGTAACACATATTTTTTGTATCTTTCCCCGCCAGTTGCGGTTTGACCTTCTGATATTCCCATAAAGAATTTTAAAGTCGGGTCATCAAGAGTTACTTGTTGTTCAGGTAAACTTTGGTCCACAGGATATTTCTTATTGTATTGTTTTCTGTAGATTGAGGTTATTTTATTGTCAGGTCCCCATATAAACATCCATCTTGCGACGGGTACAGTATAAGTCGCTCCAATAACATTAGGTCCCCATTTTATTTCAAATGCGGATATGTGGTCATGATTTCTTAAATTTTCAGGTAATTTAGAACAAACACTTTCATAAGTATCACTAGAAGCTCCACGTTTTTCACTATTAGTACCATCACAAAAATAAGACCCTGTTAATATGTGGTCTGATTTAATATCTTTCCAACTTTGAAATGAGGCAATGTTCACTTTAGTTGGTGAGGTTGTTTGTGTAGTTATTTTATCCGCGTATTGTAATGATAAAGTAAGTCCAACATATTGACCGTTATTCGGGTATTTGGATGAGTCTTTTTGTTCGTCATTTTTACCTCCTGTATTAATAACATCTGCAGAAGTTGCCATTTTTGTTTGAGGTGAAAATTTAATACCAAATTTATCTAATTTAGTTTGTAACAATTTATTAAAATCATCACCTCTTCTTTTAGACAAATCTTTATTTTTATCGTAAAGTTCCGTTTCAATTTTAGACGATGCGGGTGTTGTTAAATTATTTTCAAAATCATAACCTGTCGGTTTACCTCCCCAATGATTACTAGCACCTGTTTGAGTTAGTAAACTTACTATAGTCATCTTACCACTATCTCTCATTTGTTTACCTCCAGGAGTCGCATCTATTTTGGTAACCAAATCATTTACAAATTTATCTATAAAATTTTTAGGGTCTGTTGAATTAACATCGTATCTTGATGTATCTTTATGTCTAATTCTGATTGGTTTTGAATCTTCCTCAGTAATCATCCCATACATTTCTCTAATAATTTTCTTTTCTATTTCGGTAATTAAAATGTTTTTAATGTTCATCGTGTTTTAATTAATAAATATAACTTAAAAACAAAATCCCGACTAAGTGTCGGGATTAATGTCGTAATTAAGATGAACAACCAAAACAATCAAATTGACTATCTATTGGTTTTTCAGGTAAATTCATATTACTAAAATCAACATTAGGTTTTTCAACTATTGGTTTTGATTTCTCCATTTTAGAGATATCAACCGCCAAGTGTTTTGCCCCTGTGGATATCGCTTTAGTTCTTACATAGTAACACAAAGTTTTTAAACCTTTTTCCCATGAGTGGAAATGTGATGAGGTAATTTTAGACAATGTTGGGTTAGCCATGTAGATATTCATTGATTGTGATTGGTCAATGAATGGTGCTCGTTCTGCCGCCATATCAATTAACTCTCTTTGAGAAATTTCCCAAATGGTTTTGTATTTTTGAATTAAATGTTCCACTCTTTTAACTTTGAAGTTATATCTCTTATCTTCCAAATCAATATGATTGTTAAAGTTAACATTCTGAATTGACCCTTCATTAATAATGATTTCATTTTTTAAATCTTCACTCCAAAGTCCAATCTTTTCAAAATCACTAATTAAGTATTTGTTAACAATCATAATTTCTCCACCAACAACTCGTCTGTTAAACAATGCCGAGTGAGCGGGTTCAGTCATTTCAAAAGAACCTGTAATCTTTGCTGAAGATGCTACAGGCATTTGAGCCGTAAATAATGAGTTACAAACACCATGGTTAGACACTTCTAATTTAAGTGAATCCCAATCCCACATTCCTCCTAATCCTTCATAGTCTAATCCCCACATATCAAATTGGAAATTTCCTTTTGACATCGGCGACCCTTCAAAGTGAGAGTAAGGTTTATATTGACCTGATTTACACAACTCCATACTTTCTGTAATTGCTGCAAAGTAAATCGTTTCAAAAATATTTTTGTTTAGTTTACGAGCCTCCTCAGAAGTGAAAATATAATCCATTAAATAAAAAACGTCAGCCAATCCTTGAGTTCCAATTGCGATAGCTCTTTGGTCAAGACCTCCTTTACGTCCTTTCTCAGTTGAGTAACTATTGATATCAACTACTTTATTTAATGCTTTAACAACTTTTCTAACCTCACTATATAATAGTTGGAAGTCAAATTTTCCATCAATAATGAAGTTCTTCAACACCATGGATGATAATGTACAAATTGCGGTTGTGTTCTCATCAGTAAATTGATAAATTTCATTACACAAGTTTGATTGTTTAATAACACCAATATTCTGATGATTAGTCTTTCTGTTAGCACTGTCTTTAGAACAAAGATAAGGAACCCCTGTTTCAACTTGGGATTCAATAATTTTATTCCAAACTTCTTGAGCTTTAACTTTCTTACCAAGACCCATAGAAACCGCCTTTTTGTAATTCTCTTCGTACTCATCACCGTAACACTCTTGTAATGGTTTAATACCACTTTTTAAAATATCATTAGGACAGAACAGATACCAATCACCGTTATTCTTAACCGCTCTCATGAAGTTGTCAGGAATCCAAAGTGCCGTAAATAAATCTCTCGCTCTTAATTCCTCAGCTCCCGTATTCTTTTTAATATCTAATAAATCAAAAATATCTTTATGCCAAGGTTCAAGATAGATTGCTGCAGAACCAGGTCTACGTCCTTGCTGATTGAAGAATCTAAGTGATTCATTAACAATTTTCAAGTACTTTAACAATCCTCCTGCAAATCCTCCTGAAGAAGAAATTCTACTTTCTTTACTTCGGATGTTAGACATAGATAACCCAATACCTGCAGCATCAGATGAGTATGTTGAGATGTCATTTAAAGTGTTTAATAACCCGTTACGAGAATCTGAATTATTGTAATGTAACACACATGACGCTAATTGAGGAACTTTAGTTCCCGCGTTAATCATGATTGGTGTTGCAGGTGAAATTAATTGATTAGACAATGACTTGTAATACTCAACCGCCTGTTCAAATGATTTTGTTACCCAAATAGCAACTCTCATATACATATGTTGTGGTCGTTCAACCACTTTACCACCTGATAGTTTTAATAGGTACATTTCTTGAAGGGACCTCCAAGCAAAGTAGTCAAAATTATAATCATTATCATGATTAATAACTTCATCAATTTTATCAGGTCCATATGATTCAATCATACTCATGAATTCATCATTAACAATACCATCATCATGTAACATGTGCATAGTATTTGAGAAACTTGGTTCAGTTTCTTTATGGTAAGATGAAATAGCAACTGACGAAGCCAATCTTGAGTAATCGTGATGACTACCTGTAAAAGCCGCGGCAATTTCATAGATAAGTTTATCTAATTCTTTAGTGGTAATTAAACCCTCAGTTGGTACTGAAGTAATTACCTTGATAAAGATTTCATCTGAATTAACACTCAACCCTTTTGAAGCTCGTTTAATTCTATTATAAATTTTTTGTGGGTTAAAGGACGCGTCGTCCCCACCTCTTTTTTTAATTCTTAGTGACATCATAGTTTAATAAAATAGTTGATTAAAAATCGTCTGTAAAGGAAATTGTCTCATTAAGCTTTGCTTTTTGATACTCAACCGTTCTAGACTCAAAGAAATTACCTTTAGTTTCCACGGCAATTTGTTCCATAAATTTGAATGGTTGTTCCACGTTAAAGTGTTTCTTATAACCAAATTTAATAAGTAACCCGTCCACCACAAATTCAAGATATTGTTTCATTAAATTTGAGTTCATACCAATCAAAGATACTGGTAGTGACTCTGTGATAAACTCCTTTTCAATCTCCAATGCAGAAAATAAAATTTCTTTAATTCTTTTCTCGGATGGTTTGTTTTCACAGTGATTATTTAATAAGTGAATTGCAAAATCACAATGTAGATTTTCATCTTTAAATATCAGTGAGTTTGCATTACATAGTCCTTGCATAATACCTCTTGATTTTAACCAAAAAATAGAACAAAACGAACCTGAGAAGAATATACCTTCAACGGCAGCAAAGGCTACTAATCTTTCTTGGAATGAACCGTTTTCAATCCACTCAAGTGCCCATTTTGCTTTCTTTTGAACTGCAGGTAATCTATCAATTGCATGAAAACATTCATCTTTTTCTTGTTCATTTGAGACATAGGTGTCTATCAATAAAGAATACATTAGTGAGTGGATATTCTCCATTGCCAACTGTATACCGTAAAAGAATTTAGCCTCAGGGTACTGAACCTCTCGGTAAAAATTCTCAGCTAAGTTTTCATTTACAATTCCATCAGATGCCGCAAAGAACGACAATACGTTCTTAACGAAATACTTCTCATTATCCGAAAGGTTTTCCCAATCTCTAATATCCCCTGTTAAATCAATTTCCTCTGCGGTCCAAAATGCGGCTTGGTGCATTTTATAATATTCCCATATATCATTATGTTGGATTGGAAAAATCACAAATCTATCGGGATTTTCTTTTAATATTTTTTCGTTCATTTTTTTAATTTTTTTCTTCTCTTTGTTTTCGTTTGTCTAATAAATCTTTAATCCTTTGTCTGTTTTTCTCTTCGTTTTGTTCTTCAAGACCTAAGAATGTTACAGATGATTCCGTATCAATTTCTAACATACCGTTATCAAATTTACAGTTTTCAAAGACAACACCATCATCACCGATTCGTGATTTGGTAATCGCAATAGTTGCTAATTTCATTTCTTTTTGTTGTAATGTTTTTGCCACGGAAATGATTACGTGACCAACTTGAGCTTTCTTAATTGACCCACCCATTTGGTCTGTTGTTACAACCTCAGAAGAGATTGAACTCCTATTACCTTGAGTTGCAGTCCAACCTGCCAGATTTAATTCGTGGCACATTGATTCAAACCCTCTCATTACAGACCCTTCAGACTTCCATTCATCTCCTAAGTTTTTATCAGGTACTACACAATCAATATAATCAAGTAATACCATATCAATCTTAGTACCGTCAGCAATTAGTTTTCTGATTTGGTTTTTGATTTGTAACATGGTTACAGTATCAGATGGAAGTTTTTTCATAATCAACTTATTCTCCATAGAATTTTTAATTTGATTAACTTTAGCCATTACCTCATCTTTCTTTAAGGTTAACTCATCAGGATGAACTTTGGTCCATAAAGTAATGTGTTTTCTTTGAATAATTTTAGGGTTATCTTCAAAGAAGATTTGTAGGACATTGTACCCCAAGTTAAATGAATGGTTAGCAATCTTAGTTAGTAAGGTTGACTTACCGACTCCTGTTGGTGCTAATATCACACCTATCTCCCCTTTAGCGAGACCACCCTTAAGTAGTCTATCAATACCAGGAATTCCCATAGGTATTGGGTGTCGGTAATCCTCATTTAACACCTCATCCAAATTGGCAAAAATGTCAGTCATTCCGTCTTCTCTTTCACCAATCTGTAATGCTTCTCTTACCAAAGTCTCTAACGTGTCGTAGTTTTCAAACTCTCCACCATCAATAACTTTTTGAGCTTTAGTAATCGCCTTTTGTAACTCTTGTTGTTTACAAAATTTCAACGCTTTCTCTTGAACAAATTCTTGTCCCTCAGTCGGTGCGTCTTTGATTTTTGTTAAAGTATCTAAAACAATTTTAGACGCTAATTCTTGTTGTAATTCTGATTTTGTGATTTGTTCTAAAGTGTCAAACGTTGGTGTGTGTTCGTATTTAGAGTAGTACTCTTTAATCATTTGTATGATTATCTTGAAGTATTTGTTTTCAAAATAATTAGTTTCAATCACATCAATGATAGACCTTGAAAAGTCTTTATCCACCACGACTTGATTTAATAATTGTATTTGAAAATTACTTCCGAGATAATCAAAGTTTTTGTTTGACGCCATATTTTTTAAGTTTTGTATAAAATAAATATTACCCCTTTGTCGGAACTCCAGCGTACTCGTATGTTAAATTTTTAGACGAAAAAATGTCAGTCAAATCCGAAAGTATACTTTTTATGTGCGGACGTATGTCTACGGTGTATCTTATTTTAGGTGGGAAGACTTTTGCATCCATTCTTCTATGACAAATTGTCATGTCTCCTACCTTAATAAAAATGTTAAAATGTTCTGGACCATCGGTATTTGATGTCTCTAACATAGCAGGATTCTGTGAAATCTCATATGTATTGTCCAACATATATGTAACAGATTTCATTTTCAATTCTCTCTCCAATTGACCTTTAAAGTCATAAAGGTATTCATACAATTCAGTAGAACTTTTAGCGTTAGGATTGTACTCTTTAACGTTGAAAAATCGTTGAACGATGATGTTGTCGTTAACCATCATTAAGAATTCTAATTTGGTTGTGTCTTGGTCTCTCATGTTATTTTTGTTTAAATTTTTTCTTTTCTTTTCTTGTTAATTTTAAAAATGGGGTTAGGAATTTCACCCAATTGTCGTCCCCTTTAGGTAGGAATTTGAAAAATCCATCTTCCATCATCATTTTAATAATGTTTCGGTGTCCCCTCCCATCGGGGTCTAATGATTCTGTATAATACAGTTCAACTAATTGTTTACCTTCATCGGTAATTAATGGGTTTGATAAGTCTACAATTTTTTCATTTATCTCAAAAAATTCGTTTCCGTAAATACCTGTTTTTGTTTTTCCTGACAGAAGATTTTTTAAGACGGTATTGTCTTTATCTTCAGACAATAATCTTTCTGCCTTTGTTAAAATATCGGTGAGTTTAACCGTTTCGTCAAGTAGCTCAGGGAATAATTTGATTAAAGTTTTCTCACCTAAATAATAAATTCCATCAATATTATCAGATTTATCACCTGCCAATATTTTATAAGTTTTTACATTCTCATGTGGGATAGAATAATCTTGTAGTTTGATTTTATCTCCGTTCTTATACGTTAGTTTAGCAGAAGGTGAATAGACACTCACTTTATCGGAAATAAGTTGTGTAAGGTCTTTATCTGACGAAAAAATGGTTTTAAGTTCGTTATGAGAAATCTGACAATAGTAGGCGATTAAATCATCCGCCTCATTATTAGTAATGTTTATCTGTCTAATAAACATCTCCTCTAAATATTGTTTTACTCGTTCTTTTTGGGATTGGAAAGAACTCTCCTTGTACTCATTAATTTCTTTTGTACGATTTTCTTTGTATCTCGGATAGAGAAGTTTTCTACTTAAAGAATTTTCTTCTCCATCCCAAAATACGACTACTTTATCAAAATTTTGTTCTTCAATAAATCTTCTGATAGTATTTAAAAAATGCCATATTCCACCAATATGTTTACCATCATGATAAAAATCTTTTACCCCATGAAATCCAATCTTAAGGAGGTTATTCCCATCGACTAATAATGTTTTTATCACTTGTATTGGTTTATAGTTATGACTGTTCTCTCTCTTCTTTTAAATCAAAATCACCATCTGTTCCAATGATTTCTTTCCAATAGTCGGCGTACTCTTTCTTGTATTTTTCAATAGAGGCCTTTTCTTCCGACGCTTCTTTTCCTGCAATAAATCCATGAGGTGTTACAATGATTTTTCCATCTTCATAACCTAAACCATTAATATGGTTTTTCATTACAGATACTTTAGTTCTTGATGCAAACTTAATAGTTCTTTTATCTTTAGTTGCTGTAATTTTAGTTGTTCCCGCACCTTTTTGATTACCAAACAAGAATACTAAAGATGAGTTTAACCAAATTGCCTCACCACCTTTCGCTTTAATTTTTGGTTGTCCAAATGGATTGTCAGGTAACTCAACCCAAGGTTGATTAACAATGATTAATGTATTCTCAAATTTTGAGTCAGCCTTACGACTTCCTGAAATACGTTGGTTAATACCCATTCCAATCTTATCCGCCAATGTTGATGCGTTATGTTGTTTACCACCTTTACCTTCGTAAGTCATCTTACAAGGAACGGAGCCAACTGAATCCCACATGAAACATAAACTATAATCTAATTCACCTTTTTCTTGTGCGTCTAATAATGAATTAATGTAATCAGTAATTTGTTCAATATAATCAAAATTATTATTGAAGATGTAAAACCCATCCCAATCTAATTCTCCTGTTTCTTCGTCAACAACTTCTTCACAGTCAAATCCCATTAATTTTGCATGTTCAAATGACCATTTTTGTTCTGTAATAATAAACACAGGAAGTATACCTTTCTTTTGTGCATCAACCGCAGTCTTTACCAATGCCGTTGTCTTTCCTGTATCTGAGTGACCTAAGAACATGTTCAAATGTCCTATCGCTGGTCCTGGTAAACCTACCGCATCCAAGAAATCATTACCCAAATCAAAAAACCTTTGGGGTTTGTATTTCGCAGACGTAGAAAATTTATCTTTAATTGATTTAAAGTCGTTTTTCTTAATTGCCATATTGTCTATGTGTTTGTTAAATGTTTTGTAAAAAAATAAGAACTTGGACACTTACTAAGACATCGCGTCTAAGTATATGTCCAAGTTCAATAACTTAGAATGGTAAATCTTCGTCAGGTTGGTCACCCGCTTGTGGGTCAATAGTTGGTTGTTTTTCAGATGTACCACCCATAGAAATTTCTGATTCATCAGAGTTTCCATATGAGTATCCGCCTTTGTCACTATCCCAACGTGGAGTTTCTCCTCGTGCAATCGCTTCAAGATATTCTACAGGTTTCTTAGAATAAACGTCAGACCAAGTAAGTTCATCAGTAATCCAAGATTTTGCAGTCTCATCATCTTCGTGAACAGGTCCCGCGTCTTCGTACATAACAGTTTGGATAACTGTATAAACCGCACCTTTTGGGGTTTTTGCTTTGGTTAATTCAAGGATAATGTCACGACCTGTTGTTTCGTCTGTGATGTCACCTTTAGCTCTCCAAATAGGAATAATTTTGTCAAGAATTCCTTCGTTTTTGTAATTGTGTTTAAAACGCCAGAATTTAACACCATCTTGCTCGTTGTCACGGTCAATAACCTTAACAATGTAGAATTTACGTGGTTTGTAGGACTTAGCAAGTTCCTTATCGGAATCTTTACCTGTTGACATTAACTCTTCATGAACTTCACTCAAAGGTGAACGCTCATTGTCATTTTTTCCTGGGTCAAATAACTTTACCCATTTTCCATCTACTTGAACTTCGTGGAACCATACTTCTTTGAAAGGTGAAGAACCATCAGGTGTTGGTAAGATACGTAATCTTTTTTGTCCTTGTTTTTCGTTATCCTTAAGGATTGCCGCGAAATACTTTTTCATTCTATCTTCTTGAGATATTTTTGAGGTGGAAGTATAACCACCTTGTTTTGATTGTTCGTACTGTGCTAGTACCGAATCTAAGGAATTGTTTGTCGCCATTTATTTATGTTTTAATTGTTTACTAAGTATAAGTGTCAGCCTTTGTTTTGTCAAATATTTTTAAGTTAAAAAACGGTCCATTAGGACCGTTCTTTTACCTAATTGTTTGGAATGAGTCAAGTTCTGAGTCATCAGTCCCAAAATTTCTGAAACTTTTTTTGATATCTCCAGGAGAATAACTTTCAACATCGTCTTGAGTTAAAATATATTCATTTTTTCCTGACTTTTCCATGTCTTCTTGCTTATCTTCAAAAAAATCACTCAATTTTTGATTATAAGGTCCTGAATCTAAACTTCTTAATTCTAATTTTTCTTCAGGTGTTTTTGGTCTCATTTTTTCAACTTTAGCTTCCAAACTGTTAAGTTGGTTAACTATAGTATCCATAGTAGATAATTTATTTTCTAAGTCGTCCAAATGTTTGAACAAGTTATCAAAATATTCTTCTTGTTTCTTCTCAACATTTTTTTGAGATTTAACCAAATCAGTGATTTCAATTTCTTGAGTTCCTCCTTTTCCTTTGTCTTCTTCACCAACTTTTTCTACATCAGGGTCATTCGCAACATCAATTGTTTCAGGTGGTGTTTCAGCTCCCGTAGCATCAGGTGCTGGAGGTGGAACCGCTCCCGCATCAGGTGGTGGTGGTAAAGCTCCCGCATCAGGTGGTGGTAACGCTCCCGCATCAGGTGGTGGAGGTAAAGTGGCATCTTGTTCTGAGATATAATTATTAATACTTTTGTATCTCATAACTTCGTTTAAGATTCTTACATCTACTTTCATTTTCTTATCCATTTAATAATTGTTTTACTCCAGTAGTTGTTTCAACTTGGATTTTTTTATTTTGGGACATCGTATTATCCACTCTTTCAATAAGACCGTCTTTCATTCTGATTGTATAACAATCACCTGTATCTAAGTCACATACTTGTTTATTACCATTACCCATGTCTTTCTCAGTGGTTCTAGTACTCTTACCTAAGTAATTATCTAAAATTAATTTTGTGTTCATAATTTCTCTTTTTATATAAATATCATTGTTCTATTAAAAATTTCTTAACCCAAATAACTATTAAGGGGTTATTAATTCTAACGAATTTACGTTGTCAATTGATTTTTGTACTTTAGCCTCAATGTTAGAAAGTTTTGTTGGGTCCATTGATGTATAGACGTTTGATTGATTTTGATTCGCTCCAAAATTAAGTATCCAAAACTTAGTAATTTCTTTTGCACTATTATTAGGAACATTACCCATCCTGTCTTTCCATCTTTCAATTAACAATCTAACATTATTTGATAAATCGTCAAATACTGCATAAGGTAGTGTAGTTGTATCTGATTTTAAACAGAAGAATTGTTCATTACCACTAAAGTATCTTGATGAGGTTCCCCATGATTGTGATAAATCAATACCCGCGAAATTATTTTCGTAAGATTCTAAACCTGTTGTAGTACTAGACTCTAAGTACAACGCGGCAAATACACAATATTTCAATTTACCGTCATCAGAAACTCCTGATGCAATTATTTGATTTTTTATCGTACTTAAAGCCTCTTTAAACGTTGCTTTAGTACTTGTTGGTGTAATATTAACAAATCTATTGTATGAATTTGACGGAACACATGATTGGACTTGAGTTACTTCTTTTCCTCCGTTAGCATTTGATGTTACTTTATTTTGTTGTGAAACAACATTTCCTTTTGAGTCTTTAGTTGTTTGTGCTTTAACTTCTTTATTTTTTTCAACAATTGATTTTAGTAAATTAGTTCTAAGTGATTGGATATAGTTATCAATCTTAGGTAATGAAGCAATAGGTTGTCTAATACCTGAAATATATGTTTCAAAATTACCAGGTGTTATACTATGGTCAACAGAAAGAATCATGTATGGTCCACTAAACATCGGAACGTGTCTTAGGTTAAAGTACATGGTTGGTTGTATCATTGCGTTACCTAACATGGTTATCTGACAACCATAACTTCTATTTTTATAAAGGTTATATAATGAAGTATTTTGAGTTGTACCTCCTCTACCTCCCGCTTGGTTGGCCATTTGATTTATCACTTCTAAAGATTCCGCAGTCGCTTTACCCGCATTTTGGTCAACAGAAAAACTTTTAAATATTTGTTGGTTTTGAACTCCAATATCAACATTAAACCCAACAACTTTATTTGATTTGTCCCAATCTGTTTTACCAACTTGGTTTTCAATTAATGGGTTGTCACTTGCTCTACGTAAATCAAAAGCATCATTTCTATATCTATAATCAACATTGTTTTTCAAATCTAATTGTTCACTTGGTTTACCACCGTAGAAACAAACCATTTTAGAAGAAGAATCTCTATAATCCACATTTAAGTGTGTTCCAAACATAGTGTTTGCAAATTCGGTAGTTCCTTCAATTCTTGGTTTTGGGTTTTTAACCGCCTCTTGTACATTATAGAAATTAACATACGATGGGATATTCATTACCACAAAATGGTTCTCAATTAAAATACTTTGAACAAAAGATAACATTGATGCCTTAACAGGTATATTAAGTAATCTATCTTTTAATTTGTAGATATCAACTAAAATTTTATCCCCAACATTTCTACTTGCCCTATCCAATAATAAAATGTCTTCAAATAATGTTTTTGTTTTAAAGTCATTACCTGATATCCATTTATCATTTAACGCTTTGAATGTTTCCCACAACTCAACTTTAGATTGTTCACCTTGTAATTCAGACTGAACTTGAGAGTCCGCAACTGTATTTGTGTCAGGTAACGCCAATTGTAATTTAGGTATTAAATTATTAATTATTTTAGCTTGGAAATTATTAATATCTAATAGGTAGTTAGTCATCGCTTGATAAAAAGCACTTTGTCCTTGTTTTGTATTTGGTGCAGGTATTTGTGGGTATTGTGGTTGTGGTGTGAAAACTGTACTTACAATAAATTGTTTGTCCGTTGGGTTTACTGCTAATGAGCCATATACAATGATAATCGCTTCATCAATTAATGATTGAGTATAACCTGTAGTTGGTGGAAAACTTGCAGGTAAACTTTCAAATAAAATAAGACCTGAACTATCCGAAACATACGCAACATTTTTTAATGCTTCTTTTCTAACCGTAACCGTATCCCCACTTAATAATTTAGTAACTGAGACAACTTGACTTGGTGATGAAATTGGTGGTTCAGGAGCAGGTATTGGGTTTGCTTGGAACTGATTTAATTTTTGAGTTGCATAAATCTTAACGATTGGTGCAAATAATTTAATATTATCAACTGTAAATGCAACATCTAAATCAACGAAGAAGTCAGTAATATAAGACCCATTATTATCGTAAACTAATTCAGGTATTTCTGAAAAACCAACATATGTTTGTAAAGCAATCCATTCATTAGGATAATTACTTTTAGATGTTGTTAATGTAACACCTCCACCATTTGTAGGGACTGAACCAGGTGTGAATGAATTATAACTTCCCCACGTATATGGTTCTGTTAATGGTAATGATGAGAAAGTATAAAACAATTTCTTATCGTAAAATGAAGGGTTACCGTATTTAAATACAACATCGTAATTTAAGAATTGTTTTAGAACATTTGTAACATTTGTTACTTGAGCGTTTTGTATTTTATTTACAATATCGGTCCCTGTTTCACCTGTTACTTTTGGAGTCTTCATTAAACTTCTAAATAACATTTGGAAGTTTTTAAAAGTCTTTTCAGTATCTGTAACAACACCATTAGTATCTCCACTAGTATTAATATCAGTTGGGCTAACCCCTAACGCACTTGCAATCGCCTCATTTTGTGATGAACTATTTGTTATAGTATCAGGTGAATAATCGTAAACCGATTTTGAGAAATTTAAAAAGACGGTTTCAAATTCATCTAATACAGATTTTTCAAAAACAGACAACATTTCACTAATTTGTGAATATTCACTATTGGTCCCGTTAATTGAGAAGTTTTCCTGTTTGCTTTGACCTGAGAAAATTTGTTTCATGTACACAAATGGTGACGGTTTACTAAGTTTTGAGTTATCAAAATAACCATAGTTAGGTAATCCCCAAAATAATCTGACAGAACCATCGTACATTGCTTGATTAGAATTAACTTCAAATTTAAGTTTCCCGTTTTCAAAACATTCATTTAACGTTTGATTTAAAACAGAACCCTCTGATGGCATAATATACGTATAATTACCATCAACAGTATCAACGGTTACTGACCAAGGAATAACTCTCAAATCTCTAAGAGGAACCGCAGGGTCAAATCCTTCGGATAAATTAATAATCGCTTCATCAACATAATTGATAGATACTCCTGAGGTTATCCCTGATTGTATTAATGTATCAGTATATCCTGAAAATACTTCATACCCTTGGTAGAATACATTAAAGTCGTTTATTAACTTTGGGTAAAAACCAACATTGATTAGAGTAGATAATTCAGACCCTATTGCAGTATCTTTTTGTAATACAATATCAATCGGGGCTCCATTTATGATTAAACCATAGTTACGAGTGTTCGCACTTGTAACAGGGTCAAAGTTAGTAGTATAACTAAATCCCGACCATGATTTATCCAAGATATCAACACCCTCTTCAATATATTTTTTATAACGATACCAAACAGAACCAATTTTTAAAATCCAAGCGTATGGTATTTTATGAATAGCACCAAATTTTTTAAGGGTTGCAAAAATATAATCCAAATCGGTTGTTGCACCATTACTATAAGTTTTATACTTTTCTCTTAAAGTCCCTAATGGTAAACTGTTAATGAACAAGTAGGCAGATGATGCAAATGGATACTCATCATTATTTCTAAAATTCTTAACTCCTTCTTGGATTGAATTCACAAAATAAGGGGTGTTCAATATAGATGTTGTTTGGTCGTTACTTACCAAACCACTATAATCATAATATCTAACGTTACCTTCAGTAATTAACTGAGATTCAAAAGTCCTACTACTATAGAATTCTTTTAGACTTGTTGAACTACTTACATTTGGAACTTGACTTGACAAATAAACAAAGTTAGTTATCGGTCTAACTTCATTAGTATTACTTCCAACATTACTCGTTATAGATTTAATGTTTTGGTCATACTTTAAAGTTTTTCTAGTGTCAAGAGAACCATTAGCATCTAAGATTGTTGTCCCGTTAGCCAAATACTTACTATCCCAATTTTTATTAGTAAACGGGAAGGTATCCGCTAAATCAAATTTATTAGATGTTGTTGACCCTGAAATATATTCCGTCATACCAGATTCATTTGGTAATGAAACCAATGGTTGTGCTGAAGCACTATTAATAACATTGTAATTTATAAATTCAAAACTACTATTATTAACTAAATTTTTAATATATGGAGTATTAAAAATACCTCTAATATAATTCTGCCAACTTTCACCTAACCCTCCGTTTGAAAACTGTCTTAGAATAGTTGCAAAATTACTTGCATTAAACCCATATTGTTTTAACTTTTGGATGATGAATGGATTATCGTTAGATAGACTTTTAACAATATTACTTTTTTCCGCTTCGGCAATTAAATTACTGATTTTATCTGAATCACTAACAAACCCATTACTTCTTGAGAATCTTGAATAATAAGAATTTAAAATAACTCTTTCGTATATTTCAAAGAAATATTTAACTTCTTCTTTATTACCGTATACCCAATTTCCTATTGGGAATTCAATTGCATCAATAGAGATTCTTTCACTTTGAACTAATTCATTTGATGTTGCGGTAGGGTCCGCAGGAGGTAATGTTCTTTCCGTAAGTCCTTTAATAAATTCTTCAACAAACTCAATTTCAGGCCACACATTAAATAAATAACCCTTACTTCTATTAATAATCTTTGGGTCACCAGGATAAGTTATTTCATATTTCTCATGTCCATCCTCACCCGCAGTCTCAACAATTAATTGTGGCCATGGATATACAGGTTGTTTACTATTATCCCCTGAAGTTATATTGTCGGCAGACGCTCCCGCAATTTGTTTATCAAATATAACTTCTTTTCTATATTTGTTATCTCTTTGTTCCCACGCCGATGTGTGAACGTCATCCATCATTCGTAAGAACGCCTCTCCATTTGCAAAGACAACCGCCAATACGTTTCTAATGTTTGGGACAAACCCTATACCACTATCTTTACTTTGTAGTAGTTTTGATAGTGCGTCAGTTAATTTAACTTCAATCTCTTCTCGTTTTGTTTTTAAATCTTTTGAAAGTTTGTCTAATTTGTCCGTAAACTTTTTAGTACCTTCAAAAATATAATATGTATATATTGGTTGTTTTGAACCATCTTTTTCTACTATCTCGCCACTGTTAAAAATATTGTTTTTTTCTAAATTAGCTTGTAATTCCAATAACTCAACATCAGTAGGTTCCTTATCTTTATTTTTTTGTTTAAATGTTTCTTTTAAATCAACGTCAGTAGATTGTATTTCAATAGGGAAAATTTCATAGTTAATGTCACACACAATTTGACAAGGTGTTTCTTTTCCATCGATTTTATATTTACCATTTTTACCAACAGTCTCATTCTCATTTAAAAGTTTGTTGTTTTTTTCAATAATACTTTTTAATTCCGATTTAGCATCTTCTCTTTGTTTTGAAGTTTTAATCTCAGGTTTAAAACTATATATTTTAAGTTGGTCATTATTATTACCTGTGGAATTTTTTAAAACAAAATAATTAGTTTTATCCATGTATTTGTCAAACCATGATGTACCCGCGGCGTAATAAACATCCTTACCATAATCAATTAAAACTTTTTGGTATTCGTCAACATGACTTAAGGGGTCTAAGTTTTGTTTAGTAAATGAATCTAAAATATTCTTTACGAAATTTTCAATTCTGTTCTGCATTTGGACAAGGGTAATCTCAGGGAAGTCATCAGGGATTAATCCTTTAGTTTTATACTCACTATACATCTCTTTAATCTTCTGATATCCTCTTTCATAGATTGTATCATCAACATTAGAGAATTGACTTGCGTTACCACTTGTTGTTTGAATCTTCACTCTTGATTTATACATGTGCGGGGCAGCAACCAAATATCCCATAGGAACTTCACTTAGGATTGTATATTTGTAAGTTAAAAATGTTAAAGTAATATGGAAGTTACCTGACCCTGTGTTATATCGTGAAGTGAACGTCTGTAACATTATTGGTAACCTAACCGCTTTACCATAATAACCCTTAACCGTTAAATAAAATAAAGGATAGGGTAAATTAAAAAATGCTGCGTATGGTGAATTATCACCCGATTCAAACAATGCACGACCTTTAACGTCTTCCATTTCAACAGTAATTGTTGACATGAACGATGTGTTTTGTTTAATAGTGATACTTGTAATACCCAATAACCCGTTATCGGTTGCTCCTGGCTTACCACCTGAATTTATTGTTTGTCTAATAAAGAAATCATTATCTTTCTTAGGGTTAGATACTGATGTTTGTTTTGGTTGATTAACTCCTTCACCTTTAATAGAATCTTTACCCGTTATCTCATCTGTATAACTGTTATCTAAAAAAGTTTTACCTCCAGGTTTTAGGAAGTTCATAGACGCAACAGAGATTGTCTGAATCGCATCATTGTTCGCAGTACCAACTGAGAGTTTAGTTCTTGGAATAACTTTACATTCCAAATTGGCGTACATAACCAAGTCCTCTTGGTTAACGTGTCTTTCTTTAGCAACACCAAATTCGTCCACAACTTTGTTGGGGTCAATTACTGTAATGTTGTTATAGTCAAACTCTACTAATATATTTTCTGGTTGATTACCTACCATAATAGAAGAAATGGTTATCTAATTGATTTTTATAGTCCTGTAAAGAAGCTACTAAAGGAAATGGAATTGTCAAGATAGCACCGTCAGGAATATTCCATTCTTGTCCACCATATATTGGGTTTGCCATCATAATCAACCACCCAAATGTTGGGGAACTGAAATATTGTTGAGAAACCTTATCCATCCTAGATTGACCAACTTTATAAATATATCGTTTATCTGTAGATTTAGTAGGTAAAGTAATATATGGAACAATGGTTTGTTGTCCATCAAGAATAAAGTCACTATATCTATTATAATTTTGTTTTGCCATTGTTATGTAAATTTAATTTTACCTTTATAGGTTGTTACAACATCATTAACATTTATTGATTTATATAAATTCAAGATTTTTTCTTTTTGAGCCGCCTCCGTAGCAGGATTTGGTACTGTATCATATTCAAATTTTCTTGTCTTACCTTTAGGGTACATAGTATCCTCAATACCATTAGTTAAATCTTTATAAACTTTCTCTTTCTTTAATTTGTCAAACATTTTTTCTTCATCTTTTAATTCTTTTTTATAATCATCAGATAAATCATCCACAATTTTTTCAAATTTATTTTTTAATTTAACAGGTGTTGTCACGTTAACTAAAGTACCTTTAATAACGTAATTAATAAATTCATCTTTTTTATTTTTATCCGAAAGGATTCTAGCCATAATAAAAAAGAATGTTTTATCGTATTCGTCTTTTAATACGTTAGTATTTAAAACTCTAAAATTACCACCATTCCACGGGCTAGTCCCAAAGGCCACTTGGTAATCAGCACTTCCCAATAAGTCATTGAATTTAGTTGTTGCTTTATTTAAAGTTAAGTAATCATATCCAAATTCCTCATATGTTGTTGAGGGTACTGGTGTTGAGGTTTTACTTGATGAACTAACTTGTGTTGTCGCACTTAAATTATAAACTCTTGGTAAATTAGTATCCAAAATTTTACCGTCTGTTAAATCCGCAATTAAATCTAATTTTCTAATAATTTGTACATAAGTTTGTTCAAAAGTAACAACTTCTTGCATTGTTGTTGTAATACCATTTGAGAACGTACTCTCCATACTGTTAAGGTATTGAATCATGTTAGTTCTAACATCTCTAAGAACACTATCAGGAAATTGATGTGGTAATAATTTAACTAAAATAGGATTTGTATTTGAGTTAATGTCACTGATTGCATTTGTAAATTGAAGTTTGATTAAATCCGTACCATTCTCGGTATAAACAGGTTTACCATATATATCCACAGGAGATTCAAGATTAAGTGGTGATGTTTGACCGCTAATAGTACCGCCTGTAAATTGTCGTTGGATATTTAACATCTGAACTACACCATAATTATAACTTGAGTTAATACTCTCTAATTTATTTGTGACTAATTCAAAATAATTTTTAGTCTCTGTTAATAAGCTATCCATTATTTTTTGATATCCGATTTCACCCGTTTGTCCACTAACAATTGGTATATTAGTAATAATTTCACCAATGGTAGTCCCTCCATTATTTGTTGGTGGATTAGTAACATCTTTAGTGGTTGCAGGTGTTTGAGACGCTAAAATCGCATCAACAACTTGTTTATCTAACGCTGACGTATCTTCAGTCCAAACCGCTCTTTCATCGTATATCTCAGTATTCGCGTAATAGTTAAACGATAATGCGTTTTGTAATTGTTCTACAGGTTCTTTTAATCCCATACCACCAATAATGTTAAAGGACATACTAACACTCGCAATCATTGGCTGAATACCAATACCTTCAGGGTTTAGGTCTAACATTAACGGGTCGTAAGTGAATGACAATGCCGTAGGAATAATTTTAGTATTAATAAAATCCCCTAATCTTAATATTAATACAGGTGGTGCCCCGAATGAGGTATTAACCGCATCGTTGTATTTTGGTTTACCATCAGTACCAATTACTGGTATTGTTTCACCAGGTCTAACACATTGATTTAAGAAAGTTAAACGAGCATTTAAACCTTCAGGTGTTGTTGAGTGGAACGCAGGATTAAAGTATCTGATTTTCTCTTTAAACGAGTCATAAACCATTGGATTTTCTTCCTTAACAACTTCAAAATAATCACACTCAGATAATAAATTTCTTAATATTTTTTTACTAATACCTTCTTTTAACTTTTGGACATATTCAACAGTTGGTGCTGGTTTTGGTACATCAACATTTATTGTTTGTATTTCTTTTGGTACTTCAGGAGTAACAGGTTCAACTATAGGTGGAATTGTAACTTTAATTTCTGAAAATTTAACACGTCTACAAGCCATAGCATTTACTGAGTAAACGTCCGCAGATTTATTATCCGTAATATTTGCAGTTCCCCCTGAAATATCTATTGTACAATCAACTTCAAAACCAATACCCAATTCACCTTTTGGTATTACAATATTTTCACCATTACCAGGTTCCGACTTAATAAAGAATTTTTTATCAATGAAGTCACCAATACTAATACCGTCTTTAGTTTTGAACGTTTTAAAAAATTTCTTAACTGAATCAATCCTTCTTTGTGATAGGTTTTTATTGTAGTTTTCTTGTGCGGGTGCCGATGCAGAACCAATTAAAGTTACTGTTATTTCACCTTTTTTATCATTAATTATTTCATAAGCCTTTTTAATAAAGTTCTCATCATCATTAGCAATTTTATTGTAATTTGATTTAACTACTTTATTAAAAAAGTCTTCAACGGGTTTAGCGTTTTTACAATAAACGTCATAAGTTTCACCTAAATCAATGTTTGTTTTAGCATCACCACTTGTTCCAACTACATTACCTGTTTTTTTACAAAAATTCGCGGTGTCACTAAATAATGTGTTTGCTTTAGTCACATAAGTTGGTAATAACGCCTCATAAGGTCCAAATGTTTGGTCATAAGATAAACTTGACACCGTACTATTAGTATTAGGGTCAGGTCTATCATTATGAAAATAAAACGCCAATTCTTTAAATGTATCAATAAAACCTGAACCTGTGGTATCTTCAGTAGTTTTACTACCTGTATTAGTATTTTGATTATCCCCACTCGTGTCCGTATTCTCTTTAGGAATTGACTTATTAATACCTGATAATTCTTCATCAGTTAATCTTGGGTTATTTAATATTTCTTGATAAGTGTATAAATCCTTAACAGGAATCGTATTAAATTTCTTGGCTAATTCATAAATGTCAAACTTAACACAACCAGCAAAAAATGAATCGATGATTGAATTAATTCTTTCTTTATTTTGACCTTTTAATTGTTTTTCAACCACAATATTCATAACTGAAGGGTGGTCAACAATCATTTTCCAAGACAGTGTTCCTGTTCTTGAAGTACTTTTATATGTGTAAATAGGTTCAGGTCTTCCTAAGAAATCTGTTCCTTGGAAAGACGGTGAACTTGTTTCGGTAAATTTAATATCATATGGTGGAAACCACATAACTCTACCTCCATTCGGTCCTTTTTCACATACGGGTAATTCATCGTAAGTAAATCCAGGTCTACTTGATGTTCTCCAAGCTAAGTTCTCAATTGAGAACATATATTTTTTAGCGTAACCACCAATACCATTAGGTCCGTCAGCAACAATGTTTGTTGAGCCAGGATTTTTTAATGGGGCGATATTTAAATTGTATGTATTATCAAATACTGAATTAGTAAATCTTCTTCCTGAAGTAGTAATACCATCAGTTTTTTGTAAGTCAGCATAAGTATAATATGGTGTATCCTTAGTGAACACTCTACAATATTCAATACCAACTTCTCCCCCTGTTGTATTATCAGTATAAGACAATACTTGAGAACCTTTGGTCATTTCTTTATACCCATCATTGAATACTTTACTGACTTGGTTGATTGCATTACCAACGTGTTTTAATCTATTGATTCCCGTAACATTATCCGCAGAATCAACTAATCTTTGAGTTTGGTCAAGGATTGACGATTGTTTGAAAGTAATATTTGTTGATTCATCTTTCAGGTAATTTGAACTAATCTGATTAAACTGTTGGTCCATACTTCCTGAACCACCTCCAGGAGTTGCGTGGAATCCAGCATTGTCTTTATACTTAGGTGAAACCCAAACAAATTGACCATCAATACCTCCACCATCACTTGATGATTTACCCGCAAGACCAAAGTTAATTTGTTTTTCATTACCCTCAAATAAAATACCCAATTCAGACGGACCATATACAGGTGTCTGAACTTGTTTTCCAAATGGGTCAACAGGGATTTGATTAGAAGGTGAGGTAATTGTTGACGGTTCAGCATTTTTACTACCAACATAATAACCACCTACAAGTGTTCCATTATCAGGGTTAATTAAATTAACGGCCAAATTAACTAAAGCTTGTCCAACTCCTAATAAACCACCAAAACTTTTTGGATAACCTGGTTTGTATCTATTATAATCAATGTTTGCAAATAATGCGGACCTCTGTCCATTACCTGTATTGGCAATAAATATTTCCGATGGGTTTCTTGATTTATTTAAAATCGGTCCTAAGAATCCTCCTGTTAATTGATTCGTTACATTTAACGCGTTTGATGTTTGTGGTGTTTGACTATTTAAATCATTCTCATCAAAATAATCTCCAGGGATTGGTGAAACAGGCCAATACGCTCCCGCCAATCTTGTTGCAAAGTCAATTGCCGCAAAAACAGGGTTTTCAGGAACCGTGATTTTCCAATTTTTATAAATTAAAGGTTGTTGTCCTGTGGCTAATAAACTTGCCTCAAAAGGGTCTTGTAGTGATTGTAAGTTAACCGCACCAACAGTATTTTGATAAATCTCAAGGGCTATTCTATCTTCAAATAAACTTTTTAATGTTATTGCACCTATCTTAGCAAGATAAGAATCTTGAGATAATGGTCCGTCAGAACCAACAGGTGACGTTGAAGTTAGAATTTCAAACGGTGTGTATAATGAAGGTACAAACGTTGGTGGATTCCAATATGGTTGATAAATTTTATTATTGTTTTGAAGGGTATCAATAATAACCATGTCTTTAAATCCTCCATCAGGTCCATATCTATTTTCAATATATCCCGCATCAATATAAAATTCATTAACTAAATCTAAAACAGTATCGTTAGGACTATACTCACCTTGATTTGAGTTAACAGGTAACGGTGGGTTATTGTAAGTAATATTTAAATTATAACCCCCCTCAGGACCATATTCATTTAATGGATATAGTTGTTGTGCAAAAGGGTCATCACTTATTAAACTATCAGGAGAATCTATCACTTCTGAGACGTTTTGGACTACCTCATAACTAATAGGACCCGAAGGTGGAGTGTATACACCTGAAACAGTATATGGTGCCAAATTTTTAGATAGTAAACTATCTCTAAAACTTGCGGACGATGTGAAAGATAATGTACTCCCTGTCATGTATTATTTTTATTTATAAATAGGTTTCATCTTTATTTTTACACCATATTACCAAGATTCATCATTTGTTTTCTTGCTTCAATAGGGTTTAAAGGACCTGAACCATTACTATCACTCAAACCTTTTTGAAATGCACTAATCATTTGTTGTCTAACTGATTGGTCATTGAAGGCTAACATTAGTTGAGCGGTGTCAATATTTGAAGGTGCTTCAATCTTAATATTCAAATTAATATCGGCAGTTGTTTTTGTATCAGTTTGAGTTGAATTCCCTGAATTTTTATTTCCATCAAGATTAGTTCCTCCTGCCATTACTAATTTATCTTCAGGGTGTGTTTCAATAGTAAAATCTTTCACTTTAATATTTTCATGTTCAGCAACCGCATTAACTGTACTTTTACCAATTTTTTCAAACGCCGTTATTACAGGATTTGTTGATTTCCCCAATTCGTCAATAACAGTTTTAGTATTTTCAAACGATTCTTTAAAAGCAGTATCTAAAAATTTTGCGGTTCCTGCGGCAGCACCCATAAGAGCTTCCATAGGTTTACCATCACCAATAGCTTTTATAAAGTTATCTAAACCTTCACCCATATTCTCTCGTAGTCCTTTAATTGAAAACGATTCCCCTGGTATTTTTGGAACTTTTGAGTATACTTCTCTACCCGCGTTTTGTGCGTCAGTAATACTTTTAGTACCCGCCAATGCGTATCCCGTTCTACCTGCCAAAGTTTTAAGACTTGCATCCATAGACTGTTGAGTATTTAATTGGTCCTTGGCCAAGTCCTCCATACTTTTTGGGGCTGAGGCTTCTTTTAATTTTTCAATGTCTGAAGGATTAATCTCGGTAATTGATTTTGTAACTTTCTCACCTTTTTCATCAGTCATGGTAATTTTATATTCACCATTGGTGTCCATCTCAGCCATATTGGCAATTAACTGTTGTTGTTCTTTTGTTGCAAACTCAGGGAATCTAATCTTAGACATTTTATCATCTAATTCTGCAGAACTTAACGCCATTTTTGATAAACTACCTTGTGTTAACCCCATAGAGGATTCAATCTCCATCAATTGTCTTTTAGCCCCTGGCATAATTTCAAAATGTCCATCTTTGTTAAGTTGAACAAATTGTTGGGACATCTCCCCAATTTGATTCATTAACTCAGCGGGGTCATTTTGTGCCATATCCATTAATCTTAATGGGTCTAATAAATCACCTTGAGCAACACCTAACCTTTGTAATGACGCTGCCATATCAATTGCGGACTCAGGATTAAACGCTTTCTCCATAGCACCTTTGATATCTGTAACCGAGATTCGTAAATTAATCGCTTGAGCGGCCATTTTTGCCAAACCTTCAACACCTCCTTGGAATGTGTATTTGTTTAACATGTCCATATTACTTAGAACTTGTGAGGATACTGCGGTTGCGTTTACCCCTATTTCTCTTGCGGTATTAACCACCTTCTCCATTTGACTTCCCGCCTGATACGCTGAGTAACCTGCGTCTTTAAATGATTTAATCATACCTGCTGAGGCTTCTCCAAGAACTTGTTTTAACGCGTAAATTTTTTCATAAGATTCGGTACTAGCTATTACATTCCTACCTAAACTATCACTTATATTTCTTTGAATCTCAGCAATATCTGAAAAACCTCCTCCTAAAGCGGTGACACTTGTTACCGCATCGGCCATTGCCGCTTTAATCGCAACAATCTGTTCTCTACCTTGTCCAAATTGTTTAGTAACTATAGAAGCTGCCTCATCAACCTCCTTAATTTGTTTTTTAATTTCGTCAACATTAAAGTTAGACATGAATGCAGTCTTAAACTCACTAAGTAGATTACTTGTGTAAGATTTTATATCATTTATAGTACCACCTGAATCAGCCATTTAAGTTGTTTTATTATAAATACATAACACACCCCTTTTTTAAATTAATTTTTGGGTGTGTTATGTTCTATGATTTTATCAATAAGAAATTTTCTCATGTAGGTCGGCATAATATGGAAATCAGAATACGATGTTCTGAGAAACTTAGCCATTAGGTAGTACTCCTCAATAAGATATTGTCGGTAATTAGAAGAAAGGCCGAAAAAACTCCACCCCAAAGGCAACTTCAAAGGTTACCAATTCTCCAGACGGGGCTTGTAGTGTTTTTGTTAGGTCTAAAGACGGTTCATTATCTTTCATAAATTTACGGATATACTTTGAGTCCATAATTGGTAACGCTTCAATAAACATTGCAATCTGTCCTTTATCGGTAGTACCGTCAACTTCTTGGATTTGTTTATTTAATCTCCATGTCACAGTTGGTGCGACTCTACCTGCAGGGTATTGGTCAGCCATTTTACCCAATTCCATAACCTCACCATAAGTTAATGGTTTAAGTTTAACAGTTACACCTGTTTTAGGTAATTTAGTTGTAAATAAACCGTTATCATCAGGTTTATATTCACACTGTTTAATATTCAATTCATCTAAAATGATTGTTGAAGTGAATGGTTTTCCTGTCTTGGGGTCATTTAAAGTGACGTTATACTCAGGTCCAAATGATGTGTTTCTTAAAAAAATCATCAACGCTTCAATATCACCATTCAAAAGTTCATCAGGTCTAATATCAGTTTCGTATAGTTTATTTCTAAGTAATGAAAGAATTACATCAGTGTTTGCGTTTTGAGCAGCCCCCAATAATATATTTTCATCGTTCGCGGTTAAATAACCTACTTTAACAGTTTTCTTTTTTGATTTGTAAAATACACCTCCTGTGGGTAATCCTACAACGTCATGTGGTAGACTAAACCCTTCAGTTCCAGCTTTAATTAAATCTTGGTCCATAATATGTTTGTTTTATTATAAAATATAGGTTACCTTTGTTTTTTATAAAGAGAATACTTTTTTTACAAAAAAAAATCCCGTACATTTCTGCACAGGATTCATTTATAATAATAAAACAAAAATTAGTAAACTAAAATACAACGGTCCATACGTAATGTCGCAGTAATACTTGCGATAGCATCAGTATTGTAAGCTAAGGTGTCAAAGTTAACGTCAGATAAAAAAGTACCTTCCATAATCCATTTTTCCACAACAACTCCTGTTGGGTCTAACATTTCAAGGTCAATGTTTTTCTTATAACCTGCAGCATAACCCATACGACCTGTTACAGACTCAGCACATAAACGTACCCATTCCATTAAGGCTTGTGATGCAGAAGGTCCGATAGGGTCACGGAATTTAGCGTTAATAGTTCCCCATGTGAAACGTCCTGCAACATACGTTGAAGTATTTAAGAACGGAATCTCAACAGGGTTAATTGTTATATGAGGTCTTGATGTTGATTCCACAAACCATTCGTTAATTCCCAAAGTAGAAGGGAAACGAAGAATGAACCTGTTTTGTCTTTTCGGTTCGTAAGGAATCGGCATTTTCATTAGTAAATCAGCCATTGTATTGTTTTTTGTTTTTTTGTTTAGTTTATTTCTATAAATATACAGAGATGAAATTTTTTCTCTTTACTTTTATTTTTTTAATTTTAATCTTCTACTAGTCCAGTTCTAGTAATTCTTTTTACCTTCTTTACTTGTATGATAAATATTTAAGTCGTCTTTATCAAAATTCTTTCTCATTGTTTCTACATTCCTTATATCGTCATCTGAAAAACCTATCTTAGGTAATACAAATCTGTTGGATACTTTATTCTTTAAATATGCCTGTTTATTAATATTTGAAGAAGTTTCTTTAATATAGTTAATAAATTCTTTCATCGCTTTAACTTTACCTTCTTCAGGATTAGTTGCGGAACCTTCACCATAACTTACAGGATGATATTTACATAAGTCCAAATATTCACGAATCATTTCTTTTGGAGACGTATTTTCTTGGTCGGCTAATTCACGATATTTTTCTAAATTCTTAACTAACTCTTTTGAAGATATTCCATTTCGGTTTGAAATGATAAGGTTATAGATTGCTTCCTTTAATACACTTGGGGTATGTCCTCTTGCAGTTATTATTGAGAAGATAGACCCATTATTAATTGCTTCCACAAAGTCGTCCCATGCAGGTCCTGGTTTTGCGGTTAAAGAATCAATAATAAATTGTTTGTCACCTTTAACACCAAAGTATCTGAAAGGTTCCTCAGCAAAACCAACAATAGTATGTCCCTCGTATTCAAAAGGTTCTTTACCAATTTCAGTTCTATATTCCGCAAAGTCTTCAGTTGTCATTCCAACCTCATCACCACTTTCATCTTTTAAAATAATTTTTGTTGGCATAATCATGATATTATCATCCCAATCAAAAGCATAATACTTCATGTCAGGAGTTCCCTCCTCAGTCAACCCTTCATTAATATATCTTCCTTTTCTTATCATTGTCATATTAATAAATAAGGACAAGCCGATTTTTTAACCGACTTGTCCTAAAATTATTTTTAGATATTATCAAACGATGCACCTGTTGGAGTAATGTAGAACGTAATGTCTATGAACTCAAGAGATTTAGTTGGTTTGATATAGATTTTACCTGTCATTTGGTTTCTGTCTAAGTCAGCCACGTCTGAAGAAACTGTTACACGGAAATCGTATAAACCTCTGTCTCTTCTGATTGCATCTAAGATAGGGTTAACCGCATCTAAGAAATCTTGTCTTACTTTTTGGTCATTTTGTTCAAACAACAATCTTACTGAAACCGCTGAAATCAACTTACGAGCTTGTAATAACAATCTTCTTACGTTAATTCTGTCAAGTGCAGACTCTCTAATTTGTAGAGTTTTGTTACCCCAAATTACAGTACCTACATCAGAGAAGGTTGCAATTGGGTTGATTCTACCTTTGTATAGAGTATCTCTATCTTCTTGAGTAAGTTTCTTTCTCGCTTTGATTGCGTTTACAATACCACGAGTGTAACCCGCCGCAGCGAACCAAGGGAAAGCGATGTTATCTGTTAACGCCAAGTTTCTTGTTACCTCCGCAGTTGGTGGAAGATAGATTTGTGTGTTGTTAACAGTATCTCTTGTTAATACCCATGGGTAATAAGTTGCCGAGTAGTTAGAGTCAATTCCTGCAGTCTCTAAATTGTCTACCGCCTCTTGTGGGTAAATCAAATCTAATTGGTTACCTGTTGTAGGAACAAACATGTTATAGTCAGGAGTTGTACAGATATAAACTGAGTCAGCTCTGTTAAACTCAATCATCTCAATCGCGTCACCCACTAAGTTAGGGTTGTTAACATAATCAATACCAGGAGTAACGAATACGTTAATGTTTACCGCTTCAGGATTAGAGAATGTTTGTTGTCCTAATAAGTAAGCGTAGTAGTCAGTATTTGCAAAATCAGTTGAGTTGTTCCCAACAGTAATCTGTTTGAACGCTCCCCATCCTGTTGCAGTTGGATATTTGAATGAAGGACAAGCCCCATTTTTATAACCTTGTTTACCCAACATGAATTTATCAGCATTTGTTCTATGTTCTGTATAGATATCCCATCCGTCAAATCCTCCTTGACATAGTAATGAGAATTTACGAGCGTATAATCTGTAATAAGGGTTAGACTCATTTTCAGGGTCTGAAGTAAACGGTGCAGAACCTACATAGTATGCTGGTGTCCCACTTGTTGCAAATCCGTTTGGAATTGTGATACCACTTGCGTTAATATCCATGTGGAAACCTCTTGTTCTGTAAGCCCAATCGTCACCTGTAATATCTGTACAAACATCTAATGGTAATTGTTTACCTTTATATAAATAGAAGTCAACATCAATACCAATAGTGTCAGAGATACCTAAATAAGTTCTACGAACATTGTCACCAGGACTTGTTCTTGAGTCATTAGCTCCTGAAGACAAACCGAATGGTGGGTCATAAACCACTTCACCTGGGTAATCGTATTTAGTTTTATAAATTGGGAATGGAGGTCTTACACCTGCATATTCTCTAAAGTTATATCCTTGGAATCCACAAGGTAATGCGTCAATCGGAGCATCCTCATTAATTTCCAACATAATGTATTTTGAGTTCAATGCGTATTCACCGTCTAAAGTACCAATTTTCTTAGCGATAAAACTATTATCATTAGGGTTCATTGTACAGTTAGTAAATTTCTCAATAACTACAGGATTGTTATCTGAATCAAAGAAGTCTCTTACAAGAACGTCAAATGTTCCATTGTTAAATGAAATGTTTGCAATTGAAAGTTTAACTTCAGTATTCGCAACGTCTCCATCAGCAATAGTTGTAAATCTAAATAAGTTGTACACTTTAGTACCTCTTAATTCAGAAACAACCCAAGGTGATGTTGGAGATTGATATTTTTCTAAGTACCAAGCGATTGACGTTGGGTCAACACCTTGTCTAGCATCAGGTAAAGCAGTTAAGTCACAACTTAAACCTCTAATATATCCTTTTCTATAACCGTAAGTTAATAACGTTTGGAATCTTTCTTCAACAAATACAGGAACAACATCTTTTGGTTTTGCAAAATTAGATTGTCCAAATACTTTAGCAATGTATTTACTATCTGAGTTAGACAATGAAGTTTCAAAGAAGAATTGTTGTCCGTCATTATTTGTAACATTTAATGCAAATGTTGAGTATGGGTTTTTAGTAACACCTGAATATTGGTTAGTACAAACCATTTGTACATCTGTCAATCCTGTTACTTCATAAACCGCTCCGTCATCACTACCGTAAGTCGCTAAACCTCTTGAACGTAAAGTTGCAACTACCAAATCATCATAATCAGTAAATGACATACCTGAGTAAACATAAACTCTACCTTTCAAAATACCTGAGAAACATTTAACAGGTTTTGCAGTTGTAGTTGTTGTAGTTGACGTTGGTGTTGGTGTCACACAAGGGTTAGTTGTTGTAGTTGTAGTTGACGTACTAGTTGTTGTCGTAGTAGTCGTGATATCAGTTAAACCTGAAACGATTGACCAATATGAATAACCACTATAATTACCACTACCTAAATTATCAAATAATGCGTAATACCAAGGGTCATTTTGTGGTGCTGAATAATCTTCTAATTCTGAACTTACACTTGGAACACCTAAAACATTTGTTTCATCGGTAAATTGAGTAGACAATGAGTTATAATCATTAGAATCAATAGTACCATAATAATTAATATTTACTGTTTCAGCAGTGAACGGGTCAACGTCATTCATAACACCAAATATTTGGTTAAGCATTCCACTATTTAAAGTTGTAACACTACCGTCAAAATTTTCGTATGGTAAATTAAGTCTATCCGCAATCATTGTTGGGATTTGAGATGGGTTTGTAAATGTAATACTTGATGTACTATCAGTACAACCTGTGAAATCAATCTCGAAATCAACCGTTAATATATCTATACATTCTGTAACACAATCAATAGTTGTTGCACTTTCACAATAAAAATTTACTGTTGATGGGTCAACGTTTGCTTTAGTAGTAATTGACCAAGATGGTCCAGCATCATAACCTGACAAACCTAATACTCTTGTTACGAACAATTGATTAGATTGTTGTAAATAAGATTTAGCGATGTAAGCCGCTTCGTATTTAGGTATTTGAGTGTTTATGAATTTTTCAGGAGATGTTCCTCCAAAATATGATGAAAACTCATCGAAGTTTCTGATAAAGATAGGTTCGAAAGCGGGACCTTTTAAAGTCTCACCAACAATACCTAAAGTTGTAACACCTACACTTTGTGCTACAAAACTCAAATCAACTTCAGAGGTATACACTCCAGGAGATACGAATACTTTGTTGTTTGTTGCCATTATTTTTTTTCTTTTAGCTTGTTAATTTATTTTATAGATAAATATTAGTGAAAAAACCAAAATACTTTACTTTATTGCAAGTATTTATAAATTGGGTAGAATAAATTCTACCTTTTTTCTACCATGGAGAACAAAGAGAAAAAAATAAAGAACTTAAAGATATCAATTGAGGTTCACGATATCCTAAAGACATATTGTGAAAAGAATGGTATCAAGATGTATCGGTTCTTAGAAAGAATGATTATAGAGAAGTGTAAGGAAAAGCCCGATATCTACGGTGAGAATTAAAGTAAGTTACTTATTAAGTTAATTGTTGATTCTTGACCACTGTCTTGTTTAATAACAACAATTTTTAATTTGTCGTTAGTATTAATTTGAATTTCGGTCAAATCTGAACCATAATAATCATTATTAATGAACACATCAAAGGATTCAACATTAATTGTTGACCCAATTAAAATATTTGTGGTATAATCAAATATTTGTGAATTGGTATCGTTACCAACAACAAATAAAACTGATAATTCATTACCACCTTTAAAAATATCTTTCTTAGGTTGTCGTTTAGTAACCCCCGTCTCAAACTCAACAACTTGTAAAACTCGTGAAATTGCTGGTGAAATTTCAAACTCATTTTCATCGATTAAAAATCCCAACATTGTGAATTCATAACTTTGGATGTAGAACTTTCTTTTTTCTAATTCCATTACTGATTCGTCAGAAATATTACCCATTACAATTGGAATGTAATGACCCTTGATAACTTGATACGCTTGTTTAGACGCAAACTTTTCAATTACGTTTTTGTTGAACTCGTTAAGTTCTCTCATTCTATTACAAACAATTTTAACCGTAAAACTAATATCAACAGGAACAGGTTGAGGAATTTTATAAATATCTGTACCACTTCTTTGCCCATCCCATGTTGGAACTTGAGCGTAAAAATACTGTCTTCTGTTTGGGATATTATATAACACTGCGGGATTGGTTCCGAATTTAACTTCAGGAACTCTAACCGTTGTTATAAATGGTGGTTCAACATTCTTATCAATATTTTGTAAATTCCAAGTCTCAGTAAATTGAGCCCAATTTTGAGTTGTAACTAATATATCAATTGTTGGTATTTTTTTACCGTCAACAATAGTTTTTAATTCGTCTTTAACAAAATCTAAAAACCCTCTATCTAAATCGGCATGTAATAAAGATTTTGGTAAATAAGTACCATCTTTATTTATCTTATCAACTAACTCTTGTCTTCTTGGTAAAAGAGTTTTTGATTCTGTTAACGGAATATGTTTTTTTATTTTCTTAGGTAATGGCATCTTAATATTGTCTTATTTCGTTAATGACGAATAATTTATTTTTTTGGTTAACCATATCAACCTCTTTGGCTCTATAAACAGGTTCTTTAGTTGACTTATAAACAAAACTATCATACTTGTATGGGTCGTAAGTAACAATATTATCGTTACTTTCTTCAGGCATATTTTCACAAGGATATTTACAATAATCAACTAATGTTCCAATAACAAACGCGTGAACGTTCTTTCTTTTTTCTCCTCTAACTTTTTCTTTACCCCCCTGTCTAACTCTAAACTCAACATCTTTTAACTTAACATAGTCGGCGTGCATTATAACAATTGAGTCATAAGTAACCGAAAAAGTATGTTTGTGTAAATTATAATAAACCATAACACGTTTTCCTCGGTAATCTTCTTTGAAATTGTTATGTCCACATTCATGACAGATATAGGGGTCTTCACCTCCATCAGATAAATCCCATTCCCATCCACATTTGTCACAAATTACTTCATTATTTGTAACAGATTCAAGAATCATTTTTCTTTGTTCTTCTGTAATTATAATTTTCATTTTCTCTTTCTAACTTTATTAAAACCTTTTCTAAGTTCATCATTATGTTGTCCTGACACAATCAACCGAAAATCATATTTATCAAAATCAATATCGGGATATCTACGTTTAAACATTGAACTAACTCTTTGACTAACCCAATTTTCATACACACCGAAGTTGTCAGGTTTATTACCTGGCCCTCCTAGTTTAATGTCATCATTCAACGAATCAATAACATAGTCAACAATCTTACCTATCTCGTGTAACCTTCTTAATACGTCAACCTGATTTTCTGTGATTAGTATATCCATTATAGTCCTCTAAATTCATTATTCACAACCGCAGACGCTATAATTGTTCTGTAGAACGGTCTATACCCTGCGTAAGTATGTTTGTTATCAGAGATTACCCTTCCATCATTATTCACCGTATAATACCTAACTCTATCCTCAGTTTCATAGTACCCAATGTAATCACCAAAGTTAATATCAACTCCTAATTCATCCAATTGTTTTTGATAAACCGAAACTTTCAAGTTACCAGGTTCAAACTGTTCAATCTTAGAATTACCCAAGTTTTTATTTTCAGGTGCCATGATTTGTACGTGTCCTTTAAATTCAATCGGAGGTAAGAATTTAATCCCGTCAGTTATGGTCTCACCATAAACATCATCCGTTTTTGTTTTTTGTCTATCAACTCGGTATAACACTAATGTGAAATTCATATCACCATACAACCATTCTTCTCCCATGGAGATATCAAGGTCGTAATCTTCGGCACCGAAAAATTTACCTATTCTTGTAATTGGAACTTTATTCTCTGACATATTGATAAATATCCTATTAATACTTATTTTTAACTAAAACGTAAATCTTTGATTACAGGAAATACAATTAATGTTATTGAACAAAATGCTTTGTTAATACTTGATACATATTCAGGTGGAAATAACTACATCTTAAAATTAAGATATCAAAAAGAAACTAATAAGAAGTTTTACCCTACAAGAGCCCAATCTGAATATATTCTTAACTTCCATGACAAGTCTCCAAAGGTCGCTAAAAAATGGGTTGAGTTAGACCCATACTTTGCAAAAAAGATTGCAGATGAAAAATTATATACCGATATACCTAAAGAAGTTTGGGTTGAAAAGTTATTGGCTGAAAAAGAAAAATCATATCATATTTGGGGTAAGGTCCTTGATAACGAACAAATACATGATTTTTGGTTACCTAAAGGAGCGTTATTAAAAACTCATAAGGTTGAGAAGGTTGAGATTGATTATTTAAAGTATGGTCATAGGCCTCCACTTACTCACCAAAAGGAGGCGATTGAGAAATTAGCAGGTTCCAAAAGATTTATTTTGGCTGACGATATGGGGTTAGGTAAAACAACCTCAACAATTATAGCAGCAATAGAAACGGGAGCAAAAAGAATTCTTATAATTTGTCCTGCATCTCTAAAAATTAATTGGCAACGAGAGATTGAAAATTATACGGATAGAAGTGTTTATATTGCAGAAGGTAAAAACTTTTCAACAGAACACGATTTTGTAATTGTTAATTATGATATTTTAAAGAATTTCTACGATATCAAAAAAAATGAAGAAACTTTAATTTATCAATTCAATCCTGATTTAATTATTATTGATGAAGCACATTATATCCAAAATGGACAGGCTCAAAGAACCAAATTAGTTAACCATTTCAGTAAACGAACTGATAAGTTATGGTTATTAACAGGAACACCAATGACATCACGACCAATGAATTATTATAATTTGTTGAACCTAATTGAGAGTCCTGTGGCTCAGAATTGGATGGCTTATGCAATTCGTTATTGTCAAGGTTATCAATTTAAAGCGGGTAATAGAAAAATTTGGAATACTTCAGGAGCGTCTAATTTAGAAGAATTAAGAGATAGAACTTCTCGTCAAGTACTAAGACGTTTAAAGACTGAGGTATTGGATTTACCTGATAAAATTATCACACCAATTTATTTACGTTTAAAATCAAAATTATATGAAGGCCTGATGGGGGAATATTATGATTGGTATAAAAATAGAGCCGAAGAATCCTCATCATTAACCGTACAATTCTCTAAACTAATGAAAGTTAGACAGGTGATTGCGGAAGAAAAAATAAATGATACAATTGAACTAGCTCAGAATATCATTGACCAAGATAAAAAAGTTATTATCTTCACAAACTTTACAGATACATTACAAAAAATACATTCTCACTTTGGTAAACAGTCCGTTTATTTAGACGGGTCTTGTACTAAACCACAAAGACAATATGCGGTTGACCAATTTCAAGAGAACGATAAAATTAAAGTCTTTGTTGGGAACTTAAAAGCAGCAGGTGTTGGTATTACTCTAACTTCTGCTGAGGCCGTTATTATGAATGACTTATCATTTGTACCTTCAGACCATTCACAAGCTGAGGATAGAGCGTACCGTTACGGACAAAAATCAAATGTTTCAGTATACTACCCAATTTTTGAAAACACTATTGAGGGTGTTATATATGATATGTTGTCAAATAAGAAAAATATTATTGATACTGTAATGGGTGATAACGTAGAAGAAAAAGGTGATTTTATTGAGGTCTTAATGAACAAGATTAATAATCGGAGTTAGTTTCATATTTATAGATATGAAAAAAATAGAAGAGAAGATTAACTTAATTACAGAACAGTTAATCATTGAAGAGAAAAAAGAAAACCAAACTCTCTTTCTAACTGAAATGAAAAAAATAGGGATTGAAAAATTACCTTACGCCTATTCATCACTAAAACAATTTATTGATGCCGAAACAATGGAGTACCATTATAATAAACATTATAAAGGTTATGTGGAAAAATTAAATTCCGCTTTATCCAAGAAAGATTATGGAGATTTAGAGTTAGAAGAAATTATCAAATCAATTAGTAAATTTGATAAAACAATTAGAAATAACGCTGGTGGTGCTTTTAATCACGCGTTATTTTGGAAAATGTTATCTCCTAAAACACAGTCACCTTCAGGAGAAATTTTAGAATTAATTAAGAAAAATTTTGGAACATTTCAAAAGTTCAAAGTTAAATTTGAGGAGATAGCTAAAGAACGTTTTGGTTCAGGATGGGTTTGGTTGGTTCTAACTAAACGAAACACTTTAAAAATTATTTCAACCCCCAATCAAGATAATCCATTAATGAACGTTGTTGAAAATGGTGGGTATCCTGTGTTAGGGTTAGATTTATGGGAACACGCATATTATCTAAAGTACCGTAACAAAAAAGATGAATACATTAAAAACTTTTGGAAATGTGTTAATTGGAAATTTGTTAATGAGTTACTTGATTTACGTGTTAAGAAAAAATTAAATGAGACAGTTTCATTAAGAAACGTTTTGTCTGAAGGTAAGTCTGAAAAATGTGGTAGAGATATGAACGAAGCAATTCGTTTTGTTTTCAATATTAATCCAAAAGTTAAAAATACATTTAGATACGGGATTGAGGATATTTTAAAAAGTGTCTTTCCTGATAACTTTTATAAAGCTAATGAATATGGTGAAGGTCAAATGTCGGGTATATACGATTTTGAGGGGACTGGTAGGTCGGTTATCAACAAACTTAATACTAACTACACTTGTTTCTGCATTCTATTGACTGACATTAATAAAGTGTTAAAACATTATGGTCAGCCTGAAATAAAAATAATTGGTTTAAAACCTTTTGAACAAATTAGTGAAACTAAAAAATTTGTTAAGAAGTTAAACGAATATAAAGATAGAATTTTTACACCTGAGTCAGGCACTTTCCAAAATTTAATGGCGACTTTAGGTATTACCCATGATATGGGTAGTGAAACTGAAGACTATACTGTCAAAGTTATGAAAAAAAAATTTGGTGATGATAATGTTGAACAAATTGGTGAATTAGGTAACAAAGAAGATATGCTAGGGGGTATTGACTGTAAGGTAACTGTTGATAATGTTGAATATACTGCTCAAATAAAACCATTTAGTCGTGTTAAAAAAGAAAAAGGAACCATAATTGTATTGGATACGGGACAGGTTAAAAAATATCACACATCTTGGATGGTATTCTCAAGAAAAAATAAAGAGGTCTTAATTTTTGATAATAAAAACGTTAAGATTGTTGGTGGGTCATATGTTTTCCCTGAAGAAGATTTAATTTATACATTGAATTGATATTTATATAGAAAAACAAAACATGTCAATTATCGCAGAACCAGAAAGAAGTCAACTTTACACAAGATTACGACACCTATTAGGAGCTCCTCTTAGAAGTGTCGAACTTGAAGATGAGATGTTGGATTCACTACTTGAGTTATCTATTGAAGACTACTCCCAATACGTACAAGATTGGTTAATTGAATCACAATGGACCTCTCTTTATAATCTTAATTTAGATACACAATCTTTATCTAAAGCCTTCATAACCAAAAGTTTGACTTATGAAGAACGATACACTTACGCGTACTCCAAAATTGTTGGTTTACAAGCGGGTGGTGATTCGGTTCTAAAGAAAGACTATATCCAATTAGTTAGAAATCAACAATCATATGAAATCCCTGCAGGTAGAGAAATTAATGAACTATTATGGTTCACACCCGCAGAATTAAATAACATCATGTTTGACCCATGGTCTTTCGGGGCGTTAGGTGTCGGAGGAGGACTTGGTGGTGGAGGAGGACTCGCTCAAGGTGGTGGTATGGCAGGTGGATATTTTATGATGCCCGCTTTTGACATGTTATTAAGAATGCAAGAAATTAATATTCAAAGACGTATCATCGCAGGTGATTTAACTTATAAAATTACCGCGTTACCTGAAGGTAAGAAAGCGATACATTTAATGAATACACCTGGCGGTAAATTTGATTTTGGTAATGGGACAATGACAAAAGGTAGAGTTTGGTATCACTATTATGAAGTTGATGGTGCCGACAGAGATAAATGTTTAAAGGACAATCCTGACATTATTAAATTACCTTCCGATGTGCCATTTGAGAAAATCTCATGGGTTGATTTAAATAACCCATCACAAATTTGGATTCGTAGATGGTTCTTTGCATATGCTAAAGAATCCTTATCAAGAGTTAGAGGTAAATTTAGTGGTAATATCAAAACACCTGACAGTGAATTAACCATGGACTATCAATCATTAGCAACTGAAGCGAAAGATGAAAAAACTAAATTAATTGAGGAACTAATCGGAGCTGAAGGTCGTCTAACAAGATTAAAACCTGAAAAGGTTATGGAAAGGGAGGCGTTACTTGCTGAAAACCTAAACAAACAAAAGAAATTCACGGCAATGCCGAGACAAATATATGTAATCTAATGAGAACAGTTGATTTTACACCAAGAAAAAATATCGTAAGGTATCAAACAAGAATGAACCCAACTGTTGTTGTGGTTGATAATCAAGTTATACCCCAACCTAAAGAAGAAAAACTTAATGAAGAAATATTCATTGTTGTTAGAGACCCTGAGAATTCTGATATTATTTTAGATTCTACTAAAAATATTTTTGTTCTTGTAAAATCTTTAACTAAAACAATAATCAAACCTGACGTTAATAAAATTGATGATGAATGGGACGAGCTCCACTTAGAAAAGGGAGCTTGTATCCATTTACAATTTGTTGAGGACACTTGGTTAATCACCTCATCAGATGGGATAAAGTTTGATTAAACAAACTCTTCCCATCCATCAGACGCTAATTCATATATGTAGTTAGGGTCAATTCCTCGTTTATCCCAATATTTAACTTCTCCCTCAGAAAGTGCCAATACTTCTTCTAAATTATCTTGACCACTTTCATCAAATGGAACTCCATTAATCAACTCACATTGTACTTTAGTAAAGAAACTTCTATCTTCAGGATTAGTAACCAACAGTTCATCTCTAATTTCTTTATTAAAAACAACCAATAAAGGTTCAATACGTTTGTTGAAAGTTGTAATGGCTCTTGCGACATTGTATTCACCTTTCATATCAGGATTATTCTCAATCTCTGATGGGTCCAATATATAACAATTAATCTGAACCATTGATGTCATAGAATCTTCAGGGTATTTTCCATGGTCTGAAAAATAGTATTGTAATTGTTCTGAACTCCAACCCCTCTTAAGTTTATTCACTTTTTGTACATCACCTTGTGATGCTTTGGTTCCGTTATTAACATAATAAATAACATCACCTAAACTAACATTTAATTTATTCTTTGCAGCCAATTCCATATGAGCCATCATACTCATCGCACCACCTGACTTTGTCTTTTGAGTAGAACGTTTAATATAATCCTCCATTGAGAGTTTTACTTTAGCTCTTTGAGCAATCTTCATAAGTGGGATTTGTTGGTCGTAAATCTTATTGACATACTCATAATACCATTCAACAAATTCCTGTCCTTTACCCTCAAGTAATTGTTTAACTCCCTTATCTAAGAAATCCTCAATATACAACGGAAGTTTTTTAGATTTAATTGTATTACCCGTTAACTTAATCTTCCCGCTGGCTTCCATAACCGCATAGTTCTTACGAGCCAAGTTAATACATGATGGCCATGTTCCATCGGTATCTAACGCCATTTCACCTCTCATGAACATGTCATTGAACTCCGCAACGTCAGCGTCATCACCTGTATATTCCTTACCCTCTTTAACTTTCCAATTCAAACCTTTACCAATATATCGTCTATTTTCCCAACCCTCAGGTTTTGAGAAGTTGACACCATCGGTATCCATTACAAGAGGTGTATAACCCTTCTTCATAAAGAATCTAATCATCTGACGAAGATATTGTCTACCTGTACAAGTAATTTGTTCTCCCATATACATGTCACCCCACGCAAATACTTGCGGTGCTGATAACGCTCCAAACATGGAGTTGATGAAAATCTTAATTGGTAACTGTTTACGGTCATACGATAATGATTTCTTTTTATCTTTATCATACCATTCTGATGCTAAGTTTTTATACATGATACGAGCGTTACGGAAATAAGATAACATTCCTTTCATCGCACCTCGGATATCACATTCAGGGAATACATCATGTACCAATTGAATTGATGGGTATAGTGAAGAGTAGTCAAGTTTTAATACATTTCTTGAGTATCCTACTTTAAGTAATCTTGATAATCCACCAACAAATTCTGTCTTTTCGTTTTTCTTAGGGATTGCTAATTTGTATTTGTATGACCACGCTAACATCAACATCTTCCATAGTGTTGCGGTCCCCATTGTAGAAACTCTCTCATAAGTAGTTGGAATCATGGATGCTAATAGAAACGTTCCTTGGTTGAATTCATCATCCACCAATAACGTTTCCTCCAAGTCATCATCAAGATAACGCTCCACAATGTCATCACCTGTGGTCTTAATATAAGTACCAGGAAAACGGGTGTCTAAATTGTCAAACTCAGGGTTGTTTGCCTTTTTGTATTTACCATTTTGAATGTTTAACCAATACTCATCTTTCTCGGCATACATTGAACCAATCTTATCATGGTCAATATATACACGGTCATTCGCTTCAGCATTGATGTATTGAGTTATATATTTCAAACCCGCTGACTTAATACTTGAATTGATTGCTTGGGCTCGTCTAACTGAGTGAATGATATCTATGATATTATATCCCCACATACCGACCTGATTGTATCTCTCAACCTCGTTGGCTAGTTTTAACATGTTCTCACTTTGCTTGATATTAATCTTAGGATTCAATGTTTTACATATCTTCTTAATATCAAGATTCAATGCTCTACATCTTTCAAAAATCCAATACCAGTCAAAGTTAAATGAGTTATACCCACCAATAATACTTGGTTTAATTTCATTAATAATTTCAAAGAATTCAACTAAACCTCTTCGTTCTTCTTCAGGTGTTGAACACTCAATTACTTTTTTGTAACCTTTATTTGTTTTGATTCCAATCATGAATATACGACCGTCTTTTGGTTCTAACGCGGTCGTCTCTAAGTCGAATCCTAATCTCGTGATATCATTATATTCTTCATATCCTTTGAATAGTCGTTTTTCTTTTTGGATTAAGTATTGTTCTACAGGAGGTAGAATTAATATTTTGTCTTTGGTTCTTTCACCCCATGGGTCTACTCCACCATCTCTGAAAAATTGGATTAATTCTCGGTAACCCTTTAAGGATTTAACCATGTAATTAAGACCTTGGTCTAATCTTTCATTACCATCAGTTTCTAATTTCTCAATCATAATACCATGTTTGCTCATGGCTTCTTTTTGAGCACCTTTCGATGATTGATAGAAATTTAATCCACGTAAATCACCAACCCAAGCGAATGGGGTGAATGTGTCTTTTCTAATTTCTTTACCTTTACCAGGAATTTCTTTGATTTTAAAAATACAATTGGATGCGTAATCAAACTCAATTGCTACGATGAACTCCTCTGGGTCACCACCTTCAAGGAAGGATTTAATTTCTTCTTGACTTATCATTATAAATTATTTTAGTTGGTTTATTAGCTCCCATACAGAATGGGGTTTACCTTACCTTTATAAGTATAATGAGTTGGTGTGATTAAATCAAACGATTTTGAAAATTAAAGGATTGGTCCGTTAACACAACAAGGGAATTCAGAAGAATAACAAGTTTCATAATCTAAATCGTCAGCAATAAATGAATCTTGTACGTTAATATAAAGTTTTTCTCTGATTGGTAAAATTAAAGTACCATCATCACTTCTTAACATAAACTGACCTTCAAATCTACCGACTTTACTTGTGTCTCTATTTGTAAATTGATAATAAATGTAGTATTCAGGTGTTGCATTTGGCTCTATGAAAGTTTTCTCCACAAAACCTGCAGGACGAGAAGTTATCTTTGGTACGCCCGTCTCAACGTCAACCATAGAAAAGAATAGTGCTGACACCTCAATCAAGTCCATGAAATTGTTGTAGTCACTTCTTCCGTCTTTAACAACCTGTAATTTAATTATGGGTAGGGTTGCGTTTTTTTTGATATAAAACTCCATCTATTATTTTTAATAATAAATAGTTTGAATTACATAAAATAAACGAATTAACTTTCTTTTCTTAAAGAACCATCATAAAAATCAAACCTATCGTGTTCTGTTGGTGTTAATAAAAGTATTCCTGATTTAATTTTACCTTTCACAGTTTCTTGGAAGATGTGACTCATCCACGTCTGTTCAAAAGGGTGTCCCCATGTTGTTTCTAAAAACATTTTACGATTACCTTCTTTTGAAACTATCTGAGGCCAGTTACAATAATAAATCTCACCTGTTGAGTATGGTATCCCATTATGAGTTTTAATGGATTCAAATTTTGTTCTCGGAGCATTCGGGTCTAATCCTTGTACAGGTAATTTTTTATTATTTGGCCATATCACCTCCCTAACAACTTGGGGTACATTATACCAACTCCACTGAGTTGAGTTATCCCCATAAAATTCTGTGAAGTTGAGTTTAATAAAATCCAACTCTTCTTTATTAATAATTGAGAGGGATTTGGTATATAGGTTGTCAACATATCGGTTAAATCCGTTTCTACAAACATCTCCTTGTTTTGGGTAGAAGAACATATCATCCTCAAAAAAGAACATATATTCTAAATCTGTTTTATCAAAGTGTTCCGCAATAAATTGTCTTCCCCCACAAATACCCAAGTTATCTTTTTTAATATGTTCAAAATTATATTCCTTACAAAGTTCAAGATATCTATCAGTAGTTGAAAGGTCTGTTGAGTTATCTAACAAATATTTTTTAGGTTTGTCTAAGAAATTTGAATCGTACTTTTTCATTGAGAATAATAAGGTCTCAAATTGTTTAGGACTATTGAATCCGATGACATACAACCCGACTTTACTCATGTTGGTAACCTTAACAATCTCATTACCTGACTTCTCATTTTTAAGTTTTATATCACCGTTCTTAATGTTTTCAAAAAATAACCATATCAAACCATTACCTTCAATCTCTGAATAATCAAATAACATTGGGTATTTGTATAACATAATACTGAAGATACTTTCTTCAGTTCCCATATATCCACTTGATAATGTTGTTGAAAGTAATTGATAATACAAATTATTAGTTTCGGTTATGGTTTCTTTAGGTCCTCCAAAAAATCCTCCTCTGGCAACTTTATTAACTACGTCACCCGCAAACTCACATATTTTATTAAATTCAAACCCATGTATTTCGGAAGTTGTTTCATAAGGAAATGTAATAAATGTAAATTTATTAATTAAGTTAGGTAATTTATCAATTACTTTATCATGAGTAAAATATCCCGAACTAACAGTATTAGTTAATCCTGCGTCAATCCAAAACATATACTCAGAATTGAATTTATCTAAGATTTTTGCATCATGTAATAAAAACATTTTACACATAACAAGTGGATTGTACATTTCTAACCTTGCTTGCGTGGATTCTTTTAACCACCCAACTTGATTAAACCAATTAGGGTTAGTTCTAATTTTTTGAATGTTGTTATAAAATTCATTATTTTTAAACCAATCTAAACTTCTATTAATGAACTGAGTATTTGAATCATCTCTTCTCTCCCACACAAATTTTTCTAATTCGGAATCTCCAAAAATGATGAGGTTATTCTCCGTCTTTAGTAATTCACTAAATTTAGTCAAATAATGATTTTCATACGACCTTGACCAACCTTCAGTTAGTTCACCTCTTCCTAAGTCCCATAAACCTGTTACTAATGTTAACATATCTTAAATTTTATTAATGTATAATTTTTGTCTTCCGTCAAATAATAAAATATAACCTAACGATAATAAATGTGGGGATAAGAAAGCATCTTTACCTTCCCCGTCAATATTGAAATCCGTATCATCAATCAATATTAAATGGGTCTCAGATAATTTATCTTTAGCGACCTCAAATGACTCAAGGTGTTTTTCACGATATTCGTGAGTCCCTGTGTCCCAACCATCTAAAAATAACACGTCAATTTTTTTATCAAAGTTTCTTAGAAACTCAATCCCATCTTCAGGAATATGTAAATGTAAATTATCAGGAAATGGTTGGTTAATATTACCAAATGACCATTCTGCCTGTGTTCTACAATTAGGGTCTATGTCACAGGAGTAAACATCAAAACCTTCAATAGTCCAAATAATCCCTCCGTGACCATCGGCACAACATGGTGGGGAGACAAATGGATTCATATCTGAATTATAATAATCCAAACATTTTTGAGATAATGCGAATCTTGTCGCACCAATCTCAACCACAGTTTTCATTCCTAATAATCTAGCAATTTCTGCCGACTTTTTTAGGTAAGGTCCTGGCTTACTTCTCTCAAAGTCATGTTGAGGTCCTGTTAAACTAATCGTTTCCCAATATTTCTTAGGGATTTGATTAAACTCTTTAGCAATTTTTAAAATTTCTTCTATCATATTATTCAGGTATTAAAATTCCGTCACCCCAACAATCCTCTAATTTCAATTCTTTGTATCCTATGTTTGAGAACTTATTTAATATAGATTGTGCAATTTCTTTAGTTATTGGTCCCATGTGGTAATTAACCTCAAACTCAATAATTGGTTTTGTTTTAAATTTATCAATTATTGTTACTAAATCATTTAAAATATTAAAGTCAACGTTTTCAGTGTCAATTTTAATAAAAGTTACATTATCTAAAATTTCATTATTGCCACTTATAAGATTACTTAACTTATTAGATTTTACTTTAGTTTGTGCGGGTGAATTACCTATCTTAGACAACCCAAAATTTAAATCAGGAGAGTTAGTTTCAATTTGATGTATAATTGAGGATTCGTCAAAATTAACTTCGCCTTCAGAATCAGAGATTGCAATATTATTTATTACGACTCGTTCATCATTAGTATACTTAATTTTTAAGTAATCAAAAAGTATCGGACTCGCTTCATACATCCATACTTTTTTAACAGTATAACCGTTACTCATTAAATCATATACCTTACCCACATTAGCCCCAATGTCAAGATAATGTAATTCATTTATGTTTTTTGATTGTAATAATTCTTTCATATTATTAGCAAGGTTCCAAACATGTTTTTCACAATGTTCATCGTCCCATAATTTTACTTTTTCAAAATATTCCATTTTTTAATCTAAAGGTAATTTATCTATAAACTTAAATTCTTCAGGTATGAAAAATTTAGTTTCTAATTCTAATATTTTTGGATGGTTACAACCTGTGTTTCCGAGACTATTAGAATGTCTTGTAACAGGGAATGTAGTAACTCCTTGGAAGTTGTACCAATTGTCGTAGGTTAACAATTTATCGTTATCTTTTTCATATGGTATAACATACATTTTTATTTTTTTAAATAAGAAATAATAAGTCATAAGAATATCATCAGATTTTGTTTTACCAACAAAATCATTATAGAAGTCCTGTTCAAAATACCTCACAAAATACGACGCCGATTTATAATGTTGTAACAATCCACTAATTCTTGTAGGTTTGGTTACACAAATAATCCATGAATCTCTTAAATCATTAAATCTATCACCAATTAAACCTCTACCATCATACAACATAACTGAATTTGGTAGTTCTTCATGATATTTTATATGTTCGTTAATCATATCGGGATGATAAACTAAATCATCATCAACAACAATTAATAAAGTATCTGGTATTTCTCTAAGTATGGTTGGTATAACTTTGGTTGGTGGACCCATATCTTCAGTCCTAAATATTTTTAAGTGTCCGTATTTACCTTGGAATTCATCTAACCACTCGGGTATTAAATAAAACTCCCCTGTTACAGAATAAACGTTAGGTAGATTTAAATGAACTTCATAGTTGTTATGATTTTGTTCACAGATTGATTGGACCACTAATTTAAACCCATCCTCAACAAGATAAGATAGTCTTTCAGGGACGGTTGTTAATGTTACTACAATTTTATTTATCATCACTACTTACATGATTCATTTTAATATCTTTATACCCCTCCCCAAAATAATCAACAACATTATTTTTGTAAGTGATTCTAACTTTATTAAATTCTCGTATTTTTATGGCTCTACGACCAACTTCCTCTAAACCTAATTCACCTTCCTTACCTTTACGGATATCGGATTCTAAATCCCAAATATTACCATTAACCTCAATTAAATCTTTAATTTTTTGGTTAATGAACTCATAATGTTCTTCGGAATACTTATCAATCTCTGATTGTAAATCATTAATTTCTTTAGAGTTTTCAGCGTCGGCTCTTTCTCTTTTTAATATCGCAATAGAATATCTATCTAATATTTCACTAATTGGCATTTTCATATTTATAAATTTCCTATTAATCTTTCACACCAACCTTTTGATGTACTATAAGGCCATACGACCCAATATTTTGGTTTATGTGCCGTTTGGAAATCCCTCCATACTTTACAGTATCCGTCAGGGTCGGTCATCATTCTATTAATTTCACTTATATCAGCATCTTTTCTAAAAAGAGTTTCGTCTTTTTCGTCATGGAAAGCGACAACCCAAAACTCATAATCTTTTTCAGGAACCTGATGGAACCCAATATCAATACAATGTTTGAATATACTTGCAAAACTACTTTCCCATTCTTCCTCGGTTTCAAATATTTGAGGGTTAGGTGGATATTGCTTATCTAATGTGTATTGTTGAACCGCTCTTCTTGAAAATCTTAAACCTGAATATATTTCATATTCTTTTAAAGTTCTTTCAGTTCCAAAACCATATTTACCAAAGTCTAATGTAACCTCTTCACCATCCATTCCGAATAGTTGTCTGTTTTTAGAGTGGGAAACATCATTTTTCTTAACCCATTCTTTATCATCATCCCATTGTTTGGTTCTTCCTTTACGAGTATATTCATGCCAAATCACAACTCTATGAGGGTGGAATAAATCATACCCATGTGTATAAGCTCTTGCAGCGATTGAAATCTCTTCTCCATGGAAATAGAACTCAGGGTCGTGTTGGACCTCCTCACTAAACTTACCTATTGTGAATCCAAAGTGAGCGGAGTAGAATCTTGCGGTCACAGGTTCTTTCATTTCTTTCCATCCAGGAATTGTTTCAGGTAAGAAGAAAACTGCACCTTCAGGGATAAATCTATCAAACCCCATTCTCCATGGTTCTTGTACTCTTCCTTGAGGGTCATTGTCAGGGTCAAATGATGATACATACCCTGTTAATAATGGTTTAGGGAATCCTTTCTTCTGTAGTTGTTTAACCATTTTGATTAGAGTATCATCCCAATTCTTTTCAAATCTCATGTGTGAATCTATCTGTAAAGTGTAAGTCTCACCACTATATTGTTGTTGAGTTAAATTTCTTGCCCAACATACACCTTTTGATTCTGAATATAAAACATCAATAATTCTAAACTGATTATTATTTTTATATTCATCAAGGTTATCAAAACCATCCTCAGGATGATATTGTCTACAAATACTTAACACCAAATTTTTAGGTTTTTTGGCGTTCTCAAACATATTTTTGATTGTTGGAATTAATTGCGGGTCTCTATAAGATGCAATCTGAACAAAAATTTTCATATTTCTTTTTATGGAAAAAATAATGAGAATTTACCTAAAATAAATAGATTTGTTAAATTAACAAGTTGACCCCCATATCGTATTTAGGGATGTGATATTGAAATATAAAGAGATTGCTCCTGTTGATAGTACATTATATGTGTATGTGTTTCCAAAACAACCAATGTTATTATAAGGACCTGAATTACCTTGACCCCAAGAGTTATTTCCTCCCGTATTTGCCACAAAGTTAAAGACTAAAATGTCACCATAATTACAAGAAATATTTGGAGGTACTCCAACATAAAGAGTACCATGGTTTGATGCAATTGTTGTGGATAATGTTACGGGGGAACCACCGTTCAATGTGTAACTTAAAGTTCCTGTTTGATTAGTTGTAAAACCACCATTTGATGTTCTGTAATTAATTGTAACAATAGCATCATCGCAAGAAGGACAAGCTCCTCCCGATGTAATTGTTGCGGTACCATTAGTTACAACAGGTAGAGTTGTTGAACATTTTTGAAATCCTGTTGATGCTGGCAATATTAAACTTGTTTCTCCTGAGTTACGACAACAACCATTAAATGAAACTCTTGCTCCTAAAGTACCTGAAGTTATAGTATATGTTATACAAGTTGCGGTTGCCGTTGGTGTTGGTGTAGGAGTTGTAGTTTTTGTTGGGGTTGGTGTAGGAGTTGTAGTTTTTGTTGGGGTAGGTGTTGGGGTAGGACACACGTTCACCCCTGTACACGAGACACATGTTGCATAAGAAACCCCTCCGTTCCAAATAACAGTTGCAACTGTTCCTCCGATTGATGTTATTTGTTGACAAACTCCTGAAGTATCAATAAAAACTGAACCTATTACGGATGATGTCGGTAAATAGATAGTGTCAACAAGATTAGTACAACAGTTTTTAGTGAGGAAGAATGAATATGGTGTACTAGGTGTTACAGTAGGTGTAATTGTAGGTGTAACCGTTCTTGTAGGTGTTAATGAAATAGTAGGTGT